GTGAACGCATTAGTGGAAGTGTAGTCGGAATGTTGCATTTCAAATGCAGTCGCACAGTCTGCCAACATGTGTATGCAGTAGATGCGCACAGATACCTCATAGAGTTGGGGAATGTCGCTTCTGCAAGCAACGGTTCTTATTCATACCCGAAGAGATACTGTCCTCGATGTGAGGCCAGTGCAAATACAGGCGGATATGAGAGCGAGCGTGAAATGGATGAGCGCATGGCAAAATTAGACAAGGAGATGAAACAATGAGTGAATACTACGCAATAAAAAACGACGCAGAATGGCTATACGCAGACCAACGAGATGAGAATTATTCTCAAATCGTCATCATACCTGCGTGCTTGCTTGAAGAATCCGACGAGGCACAAATCAACGAGTATGTGCGCAGTGCGATTCCCGCAATGAAGCACGACCTGCGAATTGTCGGCACAGTCGAAACCACCGAAGAATGCGCCGATGGTTTGCGCATGGATGGCATCATGCTCATACACAGCGAGGATATTCCCGCCTTTGCGCCTGCACGCTTCGGACTTAATGTTCCGTTCCGTTGGCTTGAGGATGTTCTCGGCAACGCAATGGAGAGAGGCACGCAGACTTACAACGACGCATTCCTTTGCGCATATCCCCCGACATGGACTTACGGAGATACGCAGTGGCATGAATATGCCTGCTACACTGGCACATGGGGGGCGGTTTGAATGGAGATACGCACCATGCGAGAAGCAATGGAGTTCATTCACGGAACTTTTTACCACGCAGGCTTGAACCTTAATCCCGATTTGGGATTCCTCAAGGCCAACAACAAAAGCGCATTCCCGAAATTAACTGATGAAGGGGCGCAAAAAGCACAGGCATTTTTAGTGCAGGCAGAAGAGATACTGCGCAAAGAAAACATGGATATTTGGGAGGTCTGCATTGAGATGAGCATATACATGACTACTCACGCATGGGCGGAAGCATCGTTGGTCGGAACTAATTTAGAATCCGAAGAATGGCTTGAATACTTGCGCACCAAACATGAAGGCTACGCAGAACTTCGCACTATGGCTTGGCCTATCGAAGAAGAAACCGAAACAGACAGGGATTTTCGCAGAGCATCATTCCTATTCAACACCATAGAGACTACACACAGGCAACACCCTGCAATTGCGCAAAGCGTTCCGCAATCATGGGATTTGGGCAACGGGCAACGGGCATCGTTCCTTTGCGTAAGCCTCTTGCCTCCGAACTGGCAAGAGCAAGTTGATGATGCTATGCGCAAAATGGGAGGCAGGCAAGCCGGTGATGACGCACAATTTGAACTAAGCCTTCAAAACGGCGCAGAACAATTTCAAGAAATAGTTGATGAAATAACGCATGAATACGGCGTGCAAGACCTTGAGGACTTCGATGATGACCCGACAAAGGGCTTAGAGTGGTGAATAACGCCGAAGAGTATATATCCCCCGACACCATCGCATAGATTACAGGAGAGAAACACATGAGCAAAATACCCCCGATTAACGACGCATTTTTCAAGGCGCACATCAAGCCTTTGATTGACAAAGAATTAGAAGACACCCCCGAAGGCATGAGGTTAAATGTCAATTTCGAGATTGCAGAAGCAGGTCTTCAAATCACATTCACACGCACACCTATGGAGGAATCACAATGAGCAACGCATTCACAGCAGACAGAGAGAAGGATGCTACGCATTTGACTTGTTGCATGTGCTACAAGCGCATAGAACACAAAGGCAACTGGACTCAAGGCGACAACGCAGAACCGTTGGTTGTTCTTGACAAGAGCCACCCATCAATCGTTAATCATAATCGCTGTTGCGCAAGTTGCAACGGCTTAGTGCTTCAAGTGCGCATGTTGCAAGCCTTCGGCCAACCCGATGTTGCGCAGTTAATTGCGGGAATGTTTCACCGAGCAAAAACGCAAACCGATGTTATCATTGCGCACATGAAAACCATTGAGGCTTTTCAATTACTGGCAGGTGGCGAAGAATGAGCGTATGGGAATTGCACCAAGCAGACCTGCGCACACTGATGCACCTTATGGGGTATGAGGATTCATTCGGGGTTTCAAGTCTTAGGGACATGAAGAACAGTGTTGATTGGCCTATTTGTTGGGACACTGCGCACTTTCTATGTGCGCAATACATAGAGGCGTGGGGCGAAAATAGCGACATTAGAGACTCACTACAATACATTGAAACCATAAAGAACGACAGGAGGCATGAAGAATGAGAACTTGTTGGGTATGCAGTGCGCAATGGGATTACATCGAAGAAACCCGACACAGTCTTTTCTGCCAAGAATGCAGAGGTATTAAAACCGATAACGGAGAGGAATAAATATGAGCGAAGAACAGATTACACTTGAAGCAGTTATACAGGAAGCAATGCAACCTCTCATCGAACAGATGCAGAAGGCTATGGAGGCCATTGAATCGGGACAGAAGTTAATGACTGCGCAAGACAAAGTCATACACATGACGACAGATTCACTGATTGACATTGCAGGTTTCACTGCGCAGGCAATCAAGCAGACCGACGACCCCGAAGTTCGCCACACATTAGGGCTAATTGCGCAAAGACTGAACGATGTTGTCGATTCGGTGCGTGAGCAACTATGAGACAGGCATGGAGTCGAAACATAAAGGCCAAAGGCATACGCAGACCACGCAAGCGATGCGAAGCGTGCGGTAAATGCGCAAAGAAAGTCAAAGGAATATCCACAAACGGATATTACATTTGCAAGACCGAAGGTTGCGCAAGACACAAAATGACAGTGGCGGTGGCACAGGATGACAGGTTCTACTGACACGCCCACACTGATTCTTCTTGACGCAGTCAAGGTCTTGACATACCTTGCGCAGAAGCAGGGAGATGACTCAATCATGCAGGCCGCAACGCTACTGATGAACAGGCTTGACGCAATCACAGATTGGGAGGCAATGACATGACATGGCGATGCGATAACTGCGGGAAAAAATATGTTTCCGTTCACAAAAAACCACAATTGAGGTTTTACTCAAGACTGCCTATGACTAAACCCGTTGGCGCATTGCATTCTGCCAAATTGCACAGGGTTTGTTCCTTTGAATGCAAGTGCGCAATAGAGAATTATGAGTCTTTGAACAAGGAGGTTTGGGCGCAATGAACCTATTCATCCTTGACGAATCACCGATTTTCGCCGCAATGTCATACTGCGATAAGCATGTGCCAAAGTTAATTGTTGAGTGCTTTCAAATGCTCGGCTCTGCACAGCGCAGACATGGCGCAGAAGACGCAGACATGCCCCTTACAAGCAAGGGAACGCCTCTCATCGGCGGATATGCGGTTCACCCCGCAACTCTTTGGGTTGGCGCATCCAGTGAGAATTACATGTGGACTTGTTTTCACGCCGCAATGCTCTGCGAAGAGTTCGAGAAGCGGTTCGACAAAACGCACGCTTGCGCAGATGGCATCGAGCATTTGTTTATGATGGCAGACAGAATCCCCGAAGGAGAATTGACTCCCTTTGCGCAGTGTATGCCCGACGAATACAAAGTCGAAGGCGATGCAGTGAGCGCATACCGAGCATACTACAAGGGCGAGAAGGCTCGCTTCGCACAGTGGCAAAAAGGGCGCACTGCGCCGTATTGGTGGACTGATGACTGGCTCTACGGTGTGAACTACACAGTAAGTTGAATATATACGCAACCAAGCGCACAGTGCGCAGGTTGATATGAACAAGTTGCCTGTCTTAAATCATGCAACCGTTTCGATATTGCGGAGAATGGATTTTTGCACGCCCATGCGACATAGTCGTTGAACGATTTATTGGTTGGCGCAGAGCAGGCCGACGCAGGTTGTTTCAACCTTGCGCAGTTCTACGGGCGGGAATCCACAGCATTATGCTCGACGGATTAGACGCAGTATGGGATTTCATTAACGCAGTGCAACCCGACATGCCGAGGGCAGTAGTCAATCAAGGGATGAAGGGCGAGTTCATCGAGGAACAGCCGTTTGCGCAAGACTTACAGGATTTCATCAATGAATCCGATGCAGATTTTATCTCGGTTCGAGGTCACTACGCACATGTGCGTGAGCCGAACAGCACCTCGATGTTCTGCGGCCACTACGCAAGTAGAGTAAAAGCGCAGAAAGCCCCAAAATGTATTCTGTCTGCGCCTAAGTCATGGGGCGAATCAGCAGCATTGTTCCTCCCCATGCGTATGCGTGAGGGTGATGTGCGTTGGTTGCCATCGTTGGTGGTTGGAGATTACCCCCGCTTGGTTATTGCGCAGTCTTTGAGCGAGAGCAAAGCATTCGATATGGAGTCGGCAGTATTGATTTCAAGCGTTGTCTGCGCCGACGAGCAGGCGCAAGCAGAGATAAGACCCCACCTTTCATTAAAGCGCACAGAACCGGCTACAATTATTTCTTCTATCGCAGAGATGCACCACCAGTTATGCGACAGCGACTACGAACCGTTGCCTTGCGACGACGAAACGAGAACAGGTTTGCGCTTCAAGGAAGCAGAGGATATTGAGCGTTCAAGAGCAGAGCGTTTATTTATTTCATTGAATTGAAAGAATACAGAAGAAAATAATGCGCACACTGAAAGCCTGCGGCAGTTATTCTTTTTATTCTTCTTAGGTGTTTAGGTTAAGCCCCCGTATAATAATAGTCTTACACACCCTTAGAACAATTGAAAGAATTGCGCAGAAGCGTTGCACTGCGACTCATTTATTTTTTCTTAATTCCTTCAAATCCTCAAAAAGAATAAGCAGGTTTATACCGACGAATGCCATAGCACTATACATGGCAGAAGCGACATGGAACTTTAGCACCATCGGAGAGACTGATTTTTATTTATCACCGGAGGTAGAATATGCTACGCACTTACTCATCATAAACAGCAATGCGCCGAGCAACCTGCCTGCCGTTCTCGGCGTAGAGTTGGGGTGCGTTGAGAAGGATGAGAGCAGAGTTGGATTTGTCACATCAAAGCATGTTTTGACGAAACCCCATCGGGTCTTGAATGAGAACAACCCAATGTGGCCGTTATTCAAATACAAGAATACACTCATTCTAATGGTGAATGCGCCGCCGACAATCTCGACGCAATTAGGCGCACATAGAAACGAATGGCTGTTCAACTATCCCCCTGCGAGAGACATTGTTATGAAGTTCGCACACCTTAAGCGCATAGGCACACTCACAACATACGCACTTAACCGGCTATTCACTTCACCTTCACCGATGCCAAAGGAATGCGTTGCAGTGCGTGAGCATGAGTTGGGATTAGAAGAAACGACAGAGTCGTTGCAGAGCATTTGGTCTTGGTTGCCAGTAGCCCTTCGGGGAATCACAGGCAAAAAGGGTTCAATCTATATCATGCCGAGCGAGGAAACGCACAAGGACTTGAAATCGTTTGAAAGCAAATCTATTATCGAACCTGCAAAGTTCGATGAAATATGCACCTTGCTTAGAGTCGATGGCTACAAAATACCGAGAGGGGCGGCAAAAAGGGCGCAAGAGTCATATATTGGTTTATCGTCGGAGGCTTTAGAGCGCATCAAAGAATTGATTGGGGCGCACCATGAGGAAAACCTAAACGACACAGGGGCGATGTTTCAATGAATGTAAAAATAAAAGCGTGGGATTACTTGCAAGAAATCAAAGAAGGGATTGGCATTGTAGATGCCGGATTGATATTACATGCGCTTATTGAGAATGGCGCAATACACGCAGATGAAATATGGATTGCCGAGAAGTTGATTGAAGCCTATGAAGAAGTGATGGGGAAGGATGAGGAAGAATGACCGATGATATTTTCGACAGAGTGCAGAGATTCTGCGACAAGAACCATTTGGTTGATGTTGCAGACAAAGTTCCTATTTTCCTATGTAGCATCGGCGCACACATGTTTAACGCAGTGAACAAATGTTCGATGTGCGACTTTGACCCACTGACTGCGCCCGAAGGCTCATTCGTCATCGAGGATTGTCCGTTGAGACACACTGACTATCCTATCTACACACCGGCAACCCGTCTTGCAGATACACGCATTAACATACTCATTCGAGGCCAAAAGGGTTCGGGAAAAAATGTATTACTCGACTTGTTCTGCGCAGAGAATACTGGTATTCTATGGAACAGCAAAGGAGAAGCAGGCGAAGGTTTCCGCACTATGGTTGGCGCAAACAGCATCACAGAGGCAGGTATGTTCGGTTCAGTGAATGAAGACGGAGACATTATGGGGAATCCCGTTGCACGCTACATGTGCGGGGGCTTTCTCTGCTTTGAAGAGTTCTCTTCAATATCCGATGCGTCACGCAAAGACCACAGCGTAGATATGAAAAACCAACTTCTTACATCTCTTGACAGTGGCCGAGTGAACAAATCTATGCGCAGTGGGTGGGTTCGATACAACACACGCTATACTATGTGGGCGGGAACACAACCTGCTCGGTTTGAATTGGAGTCCGGACTGGATAGAAGGTTCTTCATCATCGACATTGTTATGACTCCCGAAAAGGAACTACTATACAAGCAGGCGCAGAATGCGCAGGCGAGCATAACCCCCGAAGAACGAAGAGAGTTAATCCAAGAATCCATATCAATGCGCAACTGGTTTATCGACAGGCAGAAGAAGGTCTTCAACAATAAACCGCAAGGCGTTGTTTTTAGTGACGAGTTCGACCAATGGGTTATGCAAGAATCAGTGCGCAGTTTTGAAAGTGACTTGTTCCGCAGACTGGCTATCGGTTATACTATGATGAAAGGCGAGTGGGTGGATAAGGAATTACTCATGGTTGAGTTGGATGACAGACTGCGTGAAATCCTTGAGTCGTCATTGAAAATGCGCAGAAATGTTATGGATGAAGACATTCGATTGATACGCACTACATTTTGGGAGAAAGATGTTCCCCGTTCAGTCTTGTTGAAGGACATTGCACGCTTGATTTGCGACAACGATTACAGTTCCGCAAAGCGTTGGATTGAGGAATACCTAATCGGCCAAGCATGGTTCACAGAGTATGTTCCTAAGAAGGATGGGCGAGGCCGTAAAGGTGTAGTGTGCAGATTTGGTTTTCCGGAGAGTGAACGATAATGGTTAAAATACATTATGTCAGTAGTAGAACTGGCGGAGTGCGCAAATACCAAGCATTCCGAGATTCATGCTTTAGACAACTGCTACAATCCCCGACAGGTCAAATGCACATTGACGACTTATTGTTGAATCTAAACACAAAGAAAAATACTCCGATGAGATGCGGAATACCGATACGCAAAGGAGTTCATAATGTTATGCGCACTGATAAGAGGTTTGTGTGCGAAGGTGGAGGCATCTACTCACTGGCAAAGGGGGTCGAAGCATGAGACATACCACAAAAGGAACTTCGGCCAACCCGCAAAATATGCGCAGACGACGATACAACAAATGGCTCGACTCTGCGGCAGAAGTTCTTGAAGAAATTGATGAAGCGAGAACTGCGGCATGGCTCATCGAGAACCTGCCGGATAACAGACACACTCCTAAATCTACAACTGCGGCATCGCAGAAGTTGCGCAAAGACAAGAGGTTCGGCAGGTATGAAGGTTATACAACAGATATTCTCGGTCATGCTTACAAGACATTTTTCTACTTTTACGAGGGTGATGTGCAATGAAGAGTAAATGGTTAATCGAACAAAGACTTGCAATAGAAGACGACCCGATGGCAATTGAAGCATTGCGTTGGGCTTTAGAATCACCCGAATGTCCTTTGTGCGCACATCGCAACAGAAGAGATTGGGAGATACAGGTTTTTAACGGCAACATTACAACATCATACCTTGAATCAAAGTTCAATTGGGAGGTCGGCATTGTCGAAGAACACATGTCGGCGCACATGGATTATGACCCCGAAGAAGCAGAGAATGTAGAAGAGGCTCGCAGTGAAGCGATTACTACGCTTGATATGGCCGAAGATGTATTCTCACGCATAACAAAGTGGCTTGACGAATGGGAGGAACAGAAGGACATAGACGGAATCGACGCAGACTGGTTATCCACTGCTACTCGTCTTGTTGCGCAGGCCAATACAAACATTAAGTTAATTGGCACACTCAAGAAAGAGATTGGCGTTGATTCTCAAATGCTACTTGCGCATCAGCAAGTGAATGGCGTTATGGGAATCCTTGTAGATGTTCTGCGCAGTGAACCAAGACTACTAAATCAAATCGAAATGCGCATTGGTGCGCTCAAAGCACCGACGCACACTATCGAAGCAGACTATGAGGTGATTGACTGATGGGTGTTTCATACGGCAATGATAGAGGAAGACTCGGCTACTCCATGCGCACACGACAAATGCGCAGATGCAATGAGTGCGGTTATACTGCGAATGTTCTTTACAACACACACAAGCGTTGGGAAAAGAACCGGATGATTTACTGCGGTTATATGAGGGTGGTTAAGGATGAATGAAGGCGAGCCTATCAAGTGGCGTGCGCACTTCAACCAACTCATCAGTCGCCCAATTCCCGAAACAGAGTTCCCCGTCATTGCGCAGAGAATGCTTGATGACGGATTGGTTGCAGTTATCAACGGAGAAGGTCTTCGATGGTTCAGTGGTCGATACCGAGTCACCGCAACGGTTGTCCGTGACATGTGGGGTTTAAGTGAGCATCAATACAAGCGATTCTATCGGTGGGTTTATATGAACGATGCCTTTAATGATTTAATAGAGGGAAACGATGATGAAGTTTAGATTAGGATTCAACGGACAAGACGGCTCATGGTCGCATGACGAGATGATTACCGGAGAGTATCAGCATGTATTTGCATGGCTACAAGGTTATTTGAAAGCAAGCAATTATGCTCTAAGAGAAATTGAAGTTATGGGGGCAGACGAATGAGTAAGGTGATTTGCGTTGCGGATTTTACAGGAATTGTTCATTGCGATAGCGACTGGACTCCGAATCATGTCGAGCATGTGCAGAGAGGAAAAACCGTTAAGGGCGTGACAGTAGAAACGCCTTCGGAATTATCCGGTTATGTGCGCATAGAGACAGAAGCAGGCGATTACTTGCTCGTTAATACCGATGATTGGGTGATACAATGAATACCGATTTACAAAAAGACATGAACGAAGTCCGAAGGGCTATGACGGAGATTGAGCAAATGGGCTACGCAGTAGTCAATGAAACAACCGGCGACAGAGACTCAAAGAAAATAAGCATTGAATGGCACATAGACGATGTGTTGGAGATTCGACCCGACTTAGACGATAGAAAGGCTATGAATGTCTTGAACATGGTTCTGCGCAAGCATGATGCAACGGTCGGTGTCAATTGGGAAGTTCTCGATTTTTGGGCTATGGAGTTATACCCCGAAGGTGATGCGCAATGAAGCCGAGTGTTCGACAAATCATGGCAGGCTTGCGCAACATACGCAGTCGAGTTAATGCAAACGAGTTCATGGCGCACTTCTGCCCCAACAAACCTTTCGATTCATACCACGCAAACCGTTGGGAATTGTTTAGAGATGACCCCGTCGGTTTTTGGTGCAACAGTGATTCCGAACAACAAAGGTTGCTTGAGGATTTAATTATTGATATGTTGGAGATGGTTGATTGAAACAAGAAAAATGTTCCCGATGCAAGCGCATGTTTGACTTGCAAGACTGCATGATTATCGAAGGCAAAGTTGTTTGCGTAGAATGCCACGCCTATGATGAATACGGGGTGGTTCTATGAGTAAGCAATATCGAAAGTTCGCAGTTGAAAGAGCAGTTGAAGGATGGGAGGACAGCGCAGACTGGTTCAGCGCAGACGCATTATTGCCAAGAGCAATAGAAGCACTTCCCCAATCACACATGCACATGAATGTCTATGCAGTAGCAAAGGCTCTGCGCATACTTGAAGGTAAAGGCGCACTTGAAGGTCGCAAAAAGGGCGGTATCAAAGAATACAGACGAGCAGGTGTTTGGGATGGGCGTTCTCATTTTCACGCATGATGCGCAGAAATATCGAACCGGAGACTTTGTCGAAGGCGGTTATGTTTCATGCGACCCTCAAGTAGAGGGTTTGACGGTTATTGTTCACAAGCGATACCCGACAGCGAAAGAGTGCGTTGCTTGGTTGCCACACATTGCGCACAGAATGGTTTGGGTTTGCGAAAAACCACCTAAAATGAAAAAGAATGATTCAATAATCATCGACGGTGTTTTCAAAAAGCAAGACTACACACGGAACATCGACGCAACAATGCGTTGGTCGAACAGAACAAAGTCATTTTCCGAATGCGCAAATGTTCCTGTTCCGTTGATGTTATCATTCTTGCGAGAAAACAACAAGGATATTACACTTTGGCGCACACTGGCTAAAGCGTTCACTAATGTTCCCGAAGACTTTCAACAAGCCCTAATCAACTTCTCGCATAAACCTGTGCGCAGAATGGCATGGCCTAAGAAAAAGAAATCGGATGGTGTTTTAGAATACCCTCTCGGAATCCGTGAGAGTGATGAGCATTGGGAAAGTATTGTTCGTTTGAATCAAGAGATTGCGAATGATTTGCGCAGAACAAGTAAAGCGTCTTTACCGAAAGGATTACCGAAGCGTGTTCAAAGTAAATTGGATGGATGGCTCTAATGACCGAAGGAGGATTCTTTTTTTGGTTTTTCGCCGTTTGGTTCACTATTTCATGGGTTAATTTTGTAAGACTCCCGTTGCGAATGCGCAGAAAGGGAATGGGTGTCGAGCAAAGTAGAGAGTCGGATGAGATGCCTGCTTCTGCAAACATGGCAATGTGGCAGACGATGGGCGATTAGTAGTGCGTCTTTTATACCTTCTCGTCGGACAAACAAATGTGGCGAAGAATAACTCCCGAATGCGCAGAACGATAGTGCGCATCCTCTATGAAGGCGGAGAGATGACTCGCTCTCAAGTCTCATCGGAATTACACCGCTTAGGATTGTTCCGTGAAGTGCCGAGTGAATCAAGTCTCGCCGCACTAATTAGTAAGAATGCGCAAGTTGTCAGCGTCGGTCAAGCAAAAATCGAGTTAAGCAACGGTTTAACTGTGCGCAATATGGTTTTCGATGTTGATAGAGATTTAATCCAAGAAGAAGAGGATATTGAATTGACGATGCCTTACTCGTCAATGACTACTGCGCTCAAAGAACAAGCAGTGCGTTGCCCTTCATGCAAGCAAATGCGATACATGCCGGATATGGATATTTGCAGGGTTTGTGAGCGTCGAGGGGTTTAAGAGGACATAACCTTTCCTTTCAAACATGGGGAAACAAAAGAGCCTATTGCATAAGTCCAGTAGAGACTATGACTCATCGAATCCGACATACGCCTGTGGCGCACCTGTCGAACATAACCCAAACCTTACTGATGCGCAGGCTATGGCTCTTGATAGATGCCCGAACTGTTTCCCTAATGGTTTCAAGGTCGGTGCTTCACGCACCTTCGTTGAAGAAAAGCCAACCAAAAAATCGAAGGTTGTCGATGGGTTGCGTGCGAGAGGCATAGGCGGTGCATGGCTATGACATTCATTATCGGAATCGCAGGGCGTATGCGCACTGGCAAATCGAGCCTCGCAGAATACTTTGAGCATTACCTTGAGCAGACACATACAACAATGACATTCTCATTTGCAGAAGCAGTCCGTCAAGAAGTGGCAGAGGCTCTTTGGCCGAAGTCCGGTTCTGCCGAAGCGAGATACCTTTTGGGTTTGAAAGAATCCGAACACAAAGAATCAGTGCGCCCACTGCTACAAGCATTGGGTCAAGCGAAGCGTCAAATGGTTAATGTGGATTATTGGGTCGATGCGGTGTATGATTCTATCAATCGTCAAGGTGAAACGGCAATCGCAATCATAGATGATGTGCGCCATCATAACGAGGCAGACTTCTGCATCGAACATGGCATACTCATCCGACTGCGTGCGCCCGAAAGCACATTGATTGAGAGAGGTGCAAATCCCGAAAGGCTTGCGCACTACTCCGAGAATGCTATGCGCACACCGTCGAAGGGAGAGTTGAAAAACCCACATAGGGTTTTGACTCTCGATACTGCGGGTCTTTCACCAAAGGGCATGTTCAAAGCATTGCGCCCTTTCATTGATGAATTAGTGGAGGAATGCGAATGAGCGCAAACGATATTGCAGAAGAATGCGGGTATAACTCCGCAGTGGACTTAGTTATGGACTCATTGACCGATGAGCAAATGAAAGACATGTTGCGTGAATACCTTGCGGAATGCGAGCATTTGTATGATTTGGTTTTTGAAATTGCAACCGACCAACATGAATATGTTGATTGGGAACAGGTCAAGGCAGACGCAGACGATGCGGCGTATCAAGCATACCGAGACAGAGAGTGTGATGATGAATGATTAAGCGATTTGTTCGTTGGTTTCTGCGCAGAAATGGAGTGAACCTCTGCCATTTATGCGACACAATTACTGAAAATCTACTCAACGATAGGCTCACTTGCTACGGTTGCGAGCATGAAGTCATGGGTTATGAGCATGAACATCATGCCCGAATGTGGCAGTTATACGGAGATGATTACTGATGAGCAGTATTTGGTGGGAAAAACACAGACCAATGGTTCTGCGCCAGTTCGTCGGACAGAGTCATTTGATTCCGGAGTTCGAGAATATCATTGACAAGAGACAACCTATGCAACATTACATTTTTAGTTCACCCGAAGCGGGAACTGGTAAAACCACACTTGCGTATATTCTTGCGCAGAGTCTTGGTTATCAAATCCACCACTACAATGCGTCATCTAAGAGAACAAGAGGTATTGAGTTCATTGAAGACGAGTTAATTCCTCTTGCGCAAAGTGGTTTGGGCGAAGTCATTATTCTTCTCGATGAAGCAGACCAACTTACCCTTGCGGCGCAGAGCGCACTAAAGGGAGTTATCGAAGGTTCTTCTTGCTACTTTATTTTGACATGCAATGACCTTAGCAAAATATCCCGTTGGTTGCAGAGCCGTTGCTCGGTTCGACATTTCAAAGCACATACTGTTGAGAGCGCATTAAAAACAATGCGTGATATTCTTAAGTCGGAATCAATGTCACTTGAAGACGACGACATAACTAATCTCGCAAGAATACATGAAGGTGATTTGCGCAATACAATAGGCGCATTACAGACTCTATGCTATCTCGATGAAGAAGAAGGAAAAAAGTTCCTCCTTGAAATGGGAGAAGGTTTTGATGCTCGCCGTTATCTACGCCTTGCGGCAACCGAAAGGTCTGTTGCAGACGCAGTAAAGTTGAGTGGCAACATGAATATGCGTAGCGTAGTGCGCAGGGTTTTCGATTACGCAACAAACAGTCCAGCCGATGCAAAAATGATTGCAAAGGTCGTTGAATGCGCAATAATTAGTGAGCGTGACATTGTCATGGGAGTTGATGAAAGCGTTGTTCGGTGGGATTTTGCGAGGATGCTCTCTGTATGAACGGGGGGTTTATATGGATAACAGGTATAGGACATATTACACAGGAAAAGTGAAGAACATGGTTGATGAAAAAATTATCGAAAGAGTAGCAAAGAATGTCGGATGCACCACAGAGGCTCTGCTTGCAAAGCATGAGAGCGTCTTGAATGCGAACAAAGCAAACCTTCAAGCGAATGGTTTGTCCGACGAAGACATACAAATGAAGACCCTAAGAATGGCCTCCGCAGAACTACGAGTTGTGACAGCACGACTTGCTCGAAGCGGTTGCGAGAACATTGAAGGAATGTTCATCAGTGTGCCACGCACAAAGGATATTGCGGCACGCCAATATGAGAACATGAAGACTAATCTCATGGGTCTTGATGAAGAGGCACGCACAGCACTTGTTGCTCAAGGTGTCTGCGCATTATTCTTGAACGATGATGTGAACGGCGGCTATCGCTATGTGCATAACCCATCTCTTGAAGGCAAACAATCGTTTGATATTTCTTCTGCCGAAAAGCATGTGACAGAACTGCCAAAGGCGGCGAAGGACATTAACGATGGCACAGGCTACTTCGTTTTGATTGCCGACAAGTCTTCTCCAACATGGCCTTCGGGCAGTCCAAATTACCGCTACGGTCGATACCGAGCGCAAAGCGAACCTATGCGTGACTGCGTGTTCTTAGGCAACAGCGCAGACAACAAAACAATTCGACCTATCAAGGTTCGATTCAACGGTGAAGACGCAATGGCAATTCACCCAACATTCGTCACTGGCAGATTGCCGGTCAAGTTGGGTCGAAACGGCGACATTGGCTACACTAAGTCAAAGGTTTCTGTTTTCAGCGCAGATGACTCATTGGTTTCAATGTTTGACAGTGCGCCTTTCGATGAAGAAGGCAACGGTCTTTTGAAAGACCTCGCAAATGTCACTCCGCTTACTGGTCTTGCAGACCTTGAAGGTTGGCTCAAAGGACTATCCGACAAAGAAAAGTGGGATGCTCTCTGCGCAATGCCTCTTGAAGTTGCACACATTGACCCAAGAGAGAAGGGTGGCTACATCATTACTCTCGCAGACCTTGACATTACATCTCCTATCCCTCCGATTGACCTATGGGTATCGAAGGAAGAAGAATCAAAGGTTGATTTTGCAGTCGGCTCTATTGTCATCGCTTGCGGTGGCGGTTGGATTGGCAAAGACGACGGAATGCCTCGCATGAGCGTAAGCGGTTGGTGGGTCATGGACTCCGTCGAAGGACTCGGCGTAGATGACGCAGATGAAATCGAAGAAGCAGTCGAAGACTCTATGGGATGGTGATTTTGAGTGGCAAACGCATGGGCAAACGCAAAGAAAGGCGCAAGTAAAAAGGAATCGCAGGCAGACAAGCCTCCTATGCGTGACATGAAAGCGCACTATGAGCAATTGTTTGCGCAGAAGCGTTCTCGCACTCAAACTGTGCGCATGGCACTCGTCGGTAAAGAAAATACCGCTAAGACTGGCACTGCTGTATCTCTTGCTCGCCAACACATCGGCGCAGACAAGCAAATCATCATTTTCGATGTTGATAACAGCGCAGTCCAAACCATTGCGGCCAACTATCCCGACGATGAGAATATCCTCGTCATTCCTCTCTATGATGAACTGGATGATACAATTTTCAACGAGGACAATTCGACCAACTACACGGCTCTTGTCGATAAAATGGGTCATTTCATTAACATTGTTGCGCAGAAGTGCAGGGATGGCGATGTGGGCGCAGTGATTATGGATGGCATGTCTTCATTCTTGAAGTGGTGCGAGTTCGCAATGACTGATGTTCTTATGAATCGCAGTAAAAACCCTGTCAATGTCGAAGACGGAGACAAGTTCAATCAAGCCGAATGGCGCATACGCAACAAATTGTTCCGTGATATTGCTAATCGAGCGCATCAACTGCCTGTCGATGCAGTATTTTTCACATTTCACTTGAAAGACAAGAAGCAATTCGCAGATGTTGGCAACGGCCAAAAGGGATTGATGAAAATTGGCGAAGAACCCGAATGGGAAAAAGGCACTATGCGCCTCTTTTCACAGCAACTTTGGATGACTCGATACACCAAGAAGGGCGACCTCGCCGCAGGCGTTAAGGCAGATAAGAGCCTTGATGAAGGCTCATGGGAGATTAGAGCATCAATCGAAGAAATGAAGGGCTTCAATCAAGAGCATTTAGGCTCTACGCACACTGTCTTAAGTGTCAAGAGTGGTGAAGTCACATGGACTGGATTACCTTTCTTGGCATGGGGTTAAAATGCCTGTTAAACGGGTCAAGCAAGTATTGATGCAAGGGCGTTCCTCTCGCATACACTACGCAATTGATTGCACACCGGATGGCACATTCTCTTATGTTCTATGCAGAGGTTTCCCCTCTGTCGGCAAACATGAACCGATTCATCCCGACATTGATACAGAAGGCGCACTAAAATGTGCGCAGTGTCAAAGGGTGTTCGATAAAATGCTAAGACAAAGACCCGAAGCCTTTGAGATTGAATGACGATGGGTTTATATTGACTACTGGATAAGGAATATATATGTCGGGAACATTGACTATCGAGGCTAAAGAACTAAAAACGCTTCTCAAGCGCACGCAGAGAAACGCAACAATCAACGGAAAGGTTATTCCGCAGGTTGAGGGAACAACAATAGAGGTATCTAATGGGGTTGCGCAGACTTGCAACATTGTTCGGGATGGCATAACGAGTATTTCGCTGTTCACTACGGAGTGCGCAGAGGGCGAACCTTCTACAATTGTTGTCGCAAACATCTCTTTGATGCTTGGCGCACTATCCAAACACAAGGGCGCAGTGCGCTTGACTCAAGAGGATGGTAAAATAAAAATCGTTTCTGCCGCAAAACAAACAACTCTAATCAGTAGCAAGGATGCTAAGGCTTTTACGCACACTAAAAAGACTGTGAAGGAATGGTCTAAGGAGAGCAAAGAGCGTTTCATTGGCGCAATAATGAAGAACGAAGGTAAATACACTGCATCCACTGGCGATATTATCGAACCTTACAACGACTTAACAGTAAATGTGGAGACCATACTTGACGCAATGGATAGCGGTTCTATGAACGGACAAAAGGTATCTCAATACAAGTTCTCTTGTGAAAAAGACGGCATTCTTTGGTTGAGCGCAGGTGATGAAATCAAAGGGCGCACAAGGACAGCCCTATGTCACACGCCAAAACAATTTATAACAGTTATCGGAGGCAGTCTTGAAAATGTTCTGCGCACTATGACTGGCGCAGTAAAATTACAATTCTTCGATTTAACCCCTTTGGGTGGAGGTATTTCACTACTTATCTCTCAAGGAGGGCTACTCGACACAGTCATATTTCAACGGGAGGTTGCGAAACCCGATGCCGATTGATATTGCCAAACACATGAGGGATAACACCAACTTCGCAAGAACTCTGCGCAGTAGAACTTTTGAGAAGTTCACGCAAGAGCAAGTTGAAGAAGTGTTGTCGCACATGGGAGAGGTAATGTCACTGCATAAAATACACCGCAAAGTGGCAGTTATGGGAGTTGTTTTGTTTCACATGGAGGTTGAACAAGTCTTGCATGGCGGTCAAATAACGGACAAGGTGAATGAAATAATGATTCCCCAAAACGCACTGCACCCTTCAAGTGTGGGTCATATTCTTAAGTTAATAGAAAGGTGGGGATATATCGAAAGGATATTCATACCGAACCAAAATTATCAATACAGGAGAGTAAAATAAATGAAATTAAGTTTTAAATGCAATGAATGTGAATCGGAACTAAAAGTCGGAGTCAATAATGATTCTGCGCAGAATGTCGTTTGTCTTGAGTGCGGAGAACAGCACCGAGTAGTCGTCAGTGTGCAGAATACTGTTTCTTCGCATAATACATACCGCAAAGAATCATGGCTTGCGAATGAATACGCCGGAAAAGGGCGCAGTATGGCTTCTATCGCCAAACAGTGCGCAGTATCACCGATGACGATTTACAAGTGGCTTAACACACACGGAATAGCAACAAGACCGACTGGCCGACGCAAAGACTGATTGGCATGTTATCCGATATGCGCATTTCATTTGCCTTTTCACACACAGAATTAGAAGGTGATTGGGGCAGTCCTTTGCAATGCGCAAGTGACAAGGGCTATCCTCATATTTTCGATGAAATGATTTATTGGGTTCTTTGGGTCGGTGAAGAAGCAATTGCATATACTGGCTCTTTGCGCATAGGGGATTTTGCGTTTGTTGGCAATACCTATGTGCGCAAGGAATGGCGAAGCAGGGGTTTGCATAAGCATCTCTTGAATGAGCGCAACAAATCCGATTTACTGCGCAACATTCCTAAAGTCACAATCATTAACCCAATCGAAGGCATAACTTCTACTCGTCTTGAGTCGGTTGTTCTTTCTCTTGGCTACACTAAGGTTGAGTCTTTTGATGATGTAGAGGACATTATGCACCAATGGGTTTATGAGGACATTGCTCATCATAACATTTGGAGGCTTAACAGTGATAGTAGAAAGAACGAAGAAGAATAGCGTTTTAATTCGATACAGGGATGCAGAGGGAAACAGGCAGACGCAGACTGTTTCTGCGAATCCGTTTTGCTATATCGAGCCTCATAACATAGGCGATTTGAAAACACCGTTCACTGTCCTTCCCGATGAAGGCTATGAGGGTCTTTATGGGGAAAAATTGCGTAGAGTTGTGTTCGACAATACCGATGATTTGCGCAGTATCTCAAAGAAGGTTCGCACATGGGAGGCGAACATTGCGCACCCAAACAAGGTTCTCGTTGAACATAATGTAAATATCCCGATGTATCAACATCGAACATGGTTCTTCGATATGGAGTGGATGATGGACTCCGGCCAAATAACAATTATCGTCATCGAAGACTCGGAGGATGGGGAGTATGTCTTATTCACGCATCCCGATTACAAGGCAGGTTTCTATGATTCAATACCTTGCAAAGACCACCCCGAAGGGATGACGGAGTGCGCAAGTGGTGAAAGGCAGTTCAAGTGCTTCAAAGACGAAAAATCATTACTACAAGGGTTCACAAAACTTCTGCGCAAAAAAGACCCCGACATACTGACTGGTTGGAATGTAGTCAATGCAGACTGCCAACAATTATTCAAGCGATTCAAAGCAAACGGTCTTGACATACGCACACTTTCGCCTATGCGCAAAGTTCGATATGACTTCGGGGAATGGGCGCAGCCAATCGCAGGCTACAACACCATAGACTTGATGATTGCGTTTAAGAAGTTGTGGACTTTGAAGAACGGACAATTGCCTTCGATGGGATTAGGTGCAGTATCGACATATTGCTTGAAAGAGACTAAGGTTGATTTGAAAGACGGGCATGATACCTATTTTACAGATATTGGCACATACCTCGACTACGCAAGACAAGATGTGCGCCTTTTACCGAGATTGAATGACTTGGTCGGCGCATTAGATTACTTCACAGCAGTTCAACACATTGCGCAGTGCGATATACGCACTACTCCGTATGTGACGAAGGTTTTTCCTATCCTCGCTCTGCGTGACAAAGAGTTCAAAGAACAGATACCGAGCAAACCTCAATTCGAGAAGGTCGATTATGAGGGCGCAGACATTCAAGTGCCGGAGGCCGGTGTGTATCAAAACATAGGAATAATGGATATTAAGGCCATGTATCACTCAAATATCAAGAAGCATAACATTTGTTGGACTACGCTCGCTGATAAAGGAATTGATTGCGGCAATGGAGTTAAGTTTGCGCAAAGAAATGGATTACTCGGCAGGCAGATGGATAAAATGACTGTTCTACGCAACAGATACAAGAAGTTGATGAAGTCTGCGCAAACAGAAAAAGAGCGCAAAATGTATGACGCATTACAGTATGCTACTAAATCCCTCGTTGCCTCTATGTATGGTGTGGCAGGTGACTCCAAATGTGGATTCTATCACCCCGATATTGCCTCCGCTATCACATTCACATCGAGAAAGACTTTGTTTGAACTTCGAGATATTGCAAATGAATTAGGTTGCACAGTGCGCTACGGACACACTGACTCGATTATGTGTGATGTAGAGTCTCCCGAAAAAGGTTTAGAACTTCTGCGCACAGTAAATGAGCGCATGAGTCCTATTGAAACAGAGTTCGAGAAGTGGTGCGATACATTCCTTATCATGGCTAAGAACCGTTATGCGGCGAGTGTATCATGGACTGAAGGACAGCATCATGCCTCCGAAATCTATGTGAAAGGCATTGAAATGAAACAAGGTCGATTACCTAATGCGCTAAAGTCTGCTCTACAATCAACTATACACGGAATACTAAACGAAAAGAATGAGGTTGAGATTACTCAAGAGATTGAGGATTTAGTGCGCAGAATAATTTCCGGTGATATTCCGGTGCGTGACCTTTGCATCAAAGCAAAGTTGAACAAGAATCTAAGCGAATACTCAACTCTCGGTGAAGCGAGAGCCGGTGCGCAGTGGGCGAACACCCATTTAGGCAAAGGTTATCGAAAGGATGATTACTTCTTGACTACGCTAAATGAGAAGGGAGAATACATCGCCTTCGATGACCCAAGCGAAGTCGAAGGTATTGCGCAGATAGGCTACAAGCACATAGCCGAGCGATTTGTCTTTAACAAAGTTGCACCGTATTATGAAGTCATGGAGTGGGATATTGTTTCGCTTGAGAATGCACTTAACGGTTTGAACGGGAATTGGATTTGACGACGGGTTTATATGAGGACTGGTGCGTGGTGATAGTATGGCGAGAGATACAAAAAAGCCCACAGTTAAACAGATGCAAGCACTACTTGCGGAAATGACTACTACACTTGAGCAACAAAACCAAATGTTGAGAGTTGTATTCGCAGAATGCGACAAGTTGAACATGGTTATGGTTCGGATGCTTGAGGCGCAGGGATTACTTCACAAAGAAGAATGTCCGGAATGCGGTTTCAAAATCAACACACCTCTTCTTGAGGACATTGCTTTACCCATCAACTGTCCGGCCTGCGAGTATAAATTGCGGGATGAGGAAGAATGAAAGAAGCATCGAAAATGTCAATTGAAGAATTGAAAGCCAATTCAAGTTATGACCCCACAGAAGAGGGAAAATTGCTTAAGTTGAGCAAGTCTTCATTTATGACATACTCAAAATGCCCTCGCCAATTTTGGATGCAGAAGGTTGTCTTGAAGGATATGCGAATGCCTGCTACTCCGCAGATGGAGAGGGGTTCACGCATACACACTGGACTTGAAACACTCTATGATAATTGGGAGGGTCAAAGCACTCTTGCGCCACTAATCCCTGCCGAAGCACATGAAGAAGGCATTGATGAAATGGTGAACCTTGAGCAACAGCGCATTGATTTGTGGGGTATCGACAAGTTCAAGCCGATAGAGTATGAAGAATACCGAGCAGTCTATGACGCAGAGCGTGATGTAGTGCTTGTCGGATTGATTGACGCAGTATTAGTTCATCCCGACGGAGGACTTTGCATTTATGAATTGAAAACCGGAAACATGAATGACGGTAAATTGTCACGCACACGCAGAGAGTTGTGCTACTATGCGCACATGTTGCGCTTGATGGGTGAAACCCGACCAATTACGCACTTTGCATACCTTGCGCCCGACGCAGACAATGTGGACTTTGTTATGAAAATGGTCGAAGACCCAAAAAGACAAGTCATGCTTGGTGATGAAAAGGGAATCCTAATCGTTGAAAAAGTCAATGGGCGCAGTCATAACGCATTCATTAAGGCACTGGATAAAGCAGTAGCCGGACTAAAGGCGCATGAGAATCCTATGAAGTGGTCGGACTACTTTTGCCCTCAATGGTGCGATTTTGCGCCTGCTTGCGAGAGTGAAATGACGGGTGTTGGAGAATGGTGATACCCCCAAAGCATCTGCGCATAAAGTGCGTAAAACCACTGGCTCATAATCCACAGTTTGAAGGAAAGGCGCATTGTATGCACTGCGCAAGAGATAACAAGAAAGAGTAAGGTGAAACAGAATGAAACCCGAATGGCAATGGCAAATTGAAAAGAAACCAATTGGGAAATCATTTCCTCCCCAAGAAGTATTAAATTATTTGAAAGGTGTCAAGAAATGATTATCTGCGCAGAATGTGACGGTGAAATGGTCGTCAGCAACGAGAAGGGAAAACCAATGATGCTCTTAACTGGCGATATTGATACTGGCAATGAGCGAATCGCTGTATGCAAGGTGTGCAATCATCGTGTGGTTCTTAAGGACTGATGCTCTCCGTTGGTTTGTATGCTACAATTCCCCCGTCAAGTCGGACTCAAGCGAACCATTTGTCATAACAGACAAGAGTTCGTTCAGTATATCCGCAGGCTCAACGGAAAAACCTCAATCTACACCTCCCTATACCCCTTCGATGAAGTCGGGGATTATGACTCTGCCATCATGGATAGAGCATGGTGGGATTTCGATATGAACGACGATTTCACTATGGATGATGTGAAGCATGATGTTGCCGCACTAATTCAGCGTTTAGAGGGCGATGTGAGGCTCGTTGCGACCGGCAGAGGGTTTCATATCCACCAGTGCTTTAAACGCCCCGTAAGAGGCCGAGAATGGGCTATTCACCTTGACAGGTATGAGCGTAAAATGGCAGAAGGTTTGAGTAGCCTCGATGGAGTCGGTTATCCGGAAAAATTGACAAGGGTTTCGGGAACATACAATCCGAAGCGCAAGAAGTGGGCAGTGACTATCCCTGCGCATGACTTCGCACAAGACCCCTTCAATTACCGGATTCCGGAAAAACCTTTACCGGAATACATCAATATCGACCCCTTTCAAGGCAGTATTACGGAAAATGAATGCTTTGATTTGGTAAAATGGGCTTTTGACAACCCAATCCCTGTGCGCAAAAGTGTTTCAGTTGGTGAAGGAATATCGGTCGGCGCAACAAACGGAGAGTGCGCACTGCCACCTTGTCTTGAGCGTGCTATCGGTGTATCAAACCCACCTCATCATGTTCGGGTCGCATTGGTTCAAGAGATGCGCAGACAGTTGGCATTCTACGCACCCCCCTCCGCACTATCCAACGAGGAAAACCATGATATAACAAACAAAATATGCCTTTTCATAGAGAGTCTTGGTTGGCAAGACTACATCGAAGGAATTACTCGAAAATATGTAGCAGGTGCAGTGCGCAAATATGAACATGCACCGAGTCCGAACTGGTATCGAAAACATAATTTATGCAATGGAGAAGGGTGTTGGTTCTGTGCGCAGTGAAGAAGAAATGATAACGATGCTTAAAGAAGCCTCAAAGTTGAGGGATAGGTGGCTTCAAGTCTTGACTGACAAGACATGGGCTGACGATTCGGAGATGCGCAGAGCGATACGCAATTACAATGCTCTGCGTGGCGTTATCAAGAGTCTGCGTTGGGCTTTACAGCAACCATTAGCCGGAAACCCTCTCTATTAAGACACTCGCTTAAATACTCCCTCTGCGCAGTTATACGCAATGATAACCGCAGACGACAGGGAGAATGACAAATTACTCCATCGTTTATTCGTTAAAGTCGGGAATCGAAAGACAGACCCGAAAGGGCAATGTATTGTCAAAAGACTCAAGACTGGTGATTACATCATCGGGGATTATGGCATCGAGGCAAAAGAGATTAACGACCTTTACCGAAGTATTCTCGGTATTGGGCGCAATGGGCGCACTGTGAAGCATCAGTTGGCAGAACTATGCGAAGCAGTCGAATACCCAATCCTCGCAGTGTATAATACAACACTCAAGCCATATTTCAAAGGCCGTAAGGCGAAAAGACAAGAAGTAGCAAGAGAGATACTGCGCCAACAAAGAATCATCAAATCATTCAAAATGACTCTCTACTCACAGTTCCCCAAAGTGCGCCTAATCGAGTTCAACGACATGGATGACTTCATCGAATGGCTCGCCATACTAAACATGAACAGCGCAATGCGCACACGCTTTCAACCTGCCATCAAAGAGATGCCGGATGACCCAAGACTGCGTGCGTTGATTGCGATTCAAGGAATTACCGAACCAATCGCAATAGCATTACTTGAAAAATACGGGTCACTCGGAGAATTATTAAAGGCAAAAGTCACGCAAAAGGATTTGATGAAGGTTAAAGGCGTTGGCAGAACTACTGCAAGACGGATTAAAGACATGCGCAAAGCGTGGGTTTAATAAAGCATAGGAACAAGGGTTAATTGCGGGAGAGCGACAACATACCTCCGATGGGCTTTCGGTTCTGTGTCTTGTTTTCCTCCTTCGTCGCCTCCCGCATCTATTTCCTTTGGGGTCGTAGTTTAACCGGAAGAACACTTCGTTTGCAACGAAGAGGCTAAGGGTTCAAATCCCTTCGACTCCACCAATCAATACGGCCTCATACTGTTGCTCTGCGCAACACCGAGATTTGAATACCTTCGCATTTTAACAGACAAAGAGTGGATAGTCACTGATGAAAAACCGGCGTTATCATTGCCCTGCGCAGGGCTACGCTCTATTTTTACACTTAATGTATTACCTGCTACTTCTGCGCCATTTAACGCACTGGTTGAAAACAATGTGTGGCTTTGTCGAGTTAATGAACCAATTACAATAACTGTTTGTGCTGCGGTGGCTGCCGTTTCTGCGCAAGTCACTGTTGTTGTTAATTCCCCGTTTAGCGATGTATCGCCTTCAAAGGATAACTGCGCAATAACTTCTACAAACCCACCCTCCGATACATCATTTGGCACACGCACATTGATGCTGTGGCTGTGTGTTTCGCCCTGTGCGCCTGTTTCGGGATTGATGACTCCACCCAAAACGAATCCATCGGATGCAGGGATGCTTACGCCTTCGCTACTCATCATTGTTGATTCGATGCCGTCTATATCTCGGTTTGATGATAAGGCCGTAGAGGGTCTGTTTTGCCCTATTACACTGAAAGAACCATCGGATAGCCCGACATCTGTTGCGAAGGATGCTTTGCCCTTTAACCCTCTAAATATTGATGTTCCTAAGAGGTTTGCAGACATACCCGCAAACTTGCTTGATGGGTCGCCACCTTCGCCACCCATCGAGTTGAATGCTTGCGCCGGAATCAAGCCTCCCCCGCCCATAGGTGGCAGAGGTAAAACCGGAGGTATGGTTGGAGGGGGTATTTCGGGTCTTGGTGGTCTATTTGGTAAGCCCCCGCCATCTTCTGCAAGTTGTTTAAAGACACCCGCAAGAGTGTATTTGAAATGTTTTTCAGTGCGCTGTAAATCTAAAGCAACCTTATCGACTTGTTTATCCTTTTTGTTCCATGTAATACCTGCAATGTTAAGTGTTTCATTGGTTAAATCCATGTGCGTATCAGTCAAAGACACCGTAGAAGCCGGAACATAATTTATGTCATCTACAATAGCAAGACGAGGCGCATAGTATGCTGTGCGCAGTTCTGCTTGTTTCCCCATACCTGCGTCAATTTTGTGTCCGAGAGGGAATGCGTTTGAAGTAGTAAAACCATGCGAGTTATAGGTTGTTAATCCTGTAATGTCGTGCGCATTGTAAATATTTCCTGTATGTTCAAATCTGCGTGCAATGCTTTGTAAATAGTCATAATTAACAGAAAAAATAACTTTTTTTGCTGTGCTTGAGTATGAAGAAGGCAGTTGAACTTCAAACATACCGTTCCCTGTAATTTCAACAGACGCAGAACCGGCCAGTGTATTTACACTATACTCCGGTGGTATTTCCGAACCGGCAGAACCGCTTGTTGTTTCGTTAAATGTGTAATCTAAAAGCCATAACTTGTATGTGTTTGCATCACTTACTGGATTTGTTGAACGACCATTGCCCGAAGCACCATGAAGGCTAATTGCAAGCCTTAGTTCGTTGTTTGTTGTTTCGCTAAACTTTGGTGTATTTTTATCAACATTCACTACTTTAAGACAAGGTGTTAAACTGTTTGTTCCGTAGTGGGGTATGCCATTGCTTTTTGAATTGCCAAATTGATAATGAACAGGATGAATCCCCGAATGAGGCGTAAATCCGCTATCGCAATATATCGAAAGTCTTTGCGAAGCATTCCCAACAATTGTATTCCACCCATTCTGCAAAATAACAGAAGAACCATAACCTGCACCGGAAGCATCCCATTGCGCAGTGCCACTCGGCCCACTTATTGTAAAAATCAATGACCCCACTTGAGTATTGCTGCCAGTAGCACTATGAACATGTATTCCTTTTGTTTCTAAAACACTTTGATTTTCAACAATTGCTTGAACAACAGTAATGCTATCATTTCTTGTTTCGCTATCTGTAAGAGAAACAGAGCCTAATTGATGCGAAAATAAAGTTTGAGATGAGTGCGCAAAGTCTTGAACTCCGTTAAATGGCATACCGCCCCATAGATTAGTCCAAGAAGCATTTGCTTTTTTATTATAGAGAAATCCTCTGCGCATAACATCTTGCACATATCCATATCGACCGCCGGATAGCATTTTGCTTTTTTCTCCGGCTTGAAGTAATACTTCTGCGTTAATTTGCACTTGCGCATTAGATTCACGCAAAAACTCTTGTTTTGCAAGAGCCATTGCTTCTGCTTCACTGAAAACCTTTGGTTGTTGTAGCACACGCCATCGAGTAGTAGCACCTTCGACGGGAGTTGGGTATTCTGCGTAGTTGCTGTTTCCGTTAAAATACACACGCACATTTGTAATCTGCGCACCCATTCTTGTTTGCATTGAGGATTGCTTTAGATTTGCTCTTGTAAAGGCAATGTTGGAGGGTATTTGCTGCCGAATAGTAAGGATATTATCTCTATCCATTAACCAGTTAAATGTCGTTTGCTTTCCAACCACACCGTTTCCGTCTTTATCAACAATGTTTGTAGCGATGTTCATAATAGTCATACCTTTACCGTCAAACATTGACCCGAATGAATCTTTTTGCGCAGAACCAACAGCATCCGGCATGTATCTTGTCTTTGGCATTTCATAAATGCAAGGAAGTGTTGTGTTTCTTGCCCATGTATCTGCTGTTGTAATTGAATACATACTGCGCAATTTATCATCTGCGTAATATGTTCCTCTGTTTTGGCTTTTTACTACGCCTTCAATGTTCACAGAAAGTCGCAACGGGAATAACGCAGAAGGTGTGTTAAAGACAAGAACTTTTTCAAAAATACCCGCACTATTTGCTGTTGTTTTTAATGTAATAGTTGCTCTTGATGCAGGGCTTGAGTAATTTGCACGCTCACTTGCAACAAGTGTTTTAACTGTATTTGGGTCTTCTGCGTTTGGCAGACTTGTTATAAATACACCTGTTAATTTATCTCCAAGTGTTGCGTCAGTTCCCTTTCCAGTCCATGAGTAATAATAAATTAAATCCTCTTGTCCTCTGTTGCTTCCTTTTTGACAAATAATCGCACCTGTTCCCGCAGTCGGGAATTGTGTATTATCATCTACATAAAGAACAGTGTCTCCAAGCGCAATGTCTTGTGTCATAATTGTGTTGTCATTAAGCATAAACAAAGAGTTCGGGTGATGATGAATTGTAGTTCCGGCAGTTGTCTTGTAAGAGGATATTGCCGATTTGTAATATGCGTCTGTTAAGAACGGGAATCCCTTTGTAGCAAGCACATAGTCTCCGAAATCAACAAGCCCACCGCTTGCATATCCAGTTCTGCCACCTGTTGCGGCAGTGTTGAGATTGTAAAATCGAGATGCGTCGATAACAAGGAATGAACCACCTTTATTTTCCCAATTATGGTATCTATCGTCAAGAGATTCATAATTGCTACCGCCGTGTAAAGAAGACCATGAAGTGCCATAGTAAGGTTCTGTTGTTGCATCGAACTGCCAAATATCAACATCTTCACCAATTTTTAATTCTGTGAATACATCGGGGAATCCGGATTCATCGAATTGGTCTGCAAGAGCGACATTTACTTTGTAATTTTTAGTAGTTGGTAAAATTATCCCAAAGTCTTTAGTGCGCAATCCGCCATCTGCATTTGCTGTTCCGTCGTTGCGCATATCAGCCCAAAGAACATACAAGTGTTTGTAGCCATTGCTTTCATCGACTTTGCGCAGACTAATAATTGTTTTTGTAATGTCAAATTGTTTTTTAATTCCCTTTACTCCGGTTATTTCAATGTTTCCTTTGCGCAAAGTTCCTGTTTGAGTTGCCGGTGCAACTTGAACTGTTGGAGAACCAACAAATGCTATTCTATCTCTTTTGGCTTTGATTGCATCGGGGTCATTAAAATGATGTGCTGCACCAAGCGACCATTGAGAACCGCCTTGAGCAACAGACTTAGCATAAGAAAACTCGTTAATCATTGGTTCAAACTCGATTCTTTCTGCGTAGTATTCTGTGCTACTTGCAAGTTGCGACGATACTTGAAAAACACCGTTTAAATCGTAGTGGTCGAAACCTTCATGGATAACAATATCGCCCCTTGAAACTGATGCGCTTGCGCTTGTAAATCGACCAGTTCCGCTATCCCAAGTAAGATTATTTGAAATAGAAGGCGTGACGACTCCGTTTGCTATGCAGTATTGAGAGTCTCCTGTATCTGTGTCAAGAAGTTCAAGAATAAATCCTTCATCTTCCATGTTGTAATGTTTAATGAACCACCAAAGACCGGCTTCATCAAAATGAATTGAAGTAGTGTCTTTATCAAGGAATCCCGAAGTATGTTGTGTTGCTCGAATACCATTCCAAGTAAGCGGAGTTCCGTTGCTGTTATAACCAGTTGAACCATTTGCGGCAATATAATTTGGCGAAAGAATTGAATGAGTGGCAGAGCCTATTCCTGTTCTCCAATAAGGAACGGGGTCAATAATCCCAAACTGCGCTTTGAAGAAAGGGGATAGTGGCAAGTCACGCATCCAACGAGCGTGAACACGACTATGCTTAACAGTGTTAAACTTCAAAAAGTCGCCTGTTGAACCGTATGAGCCATAATCAAATAAACCCGTTCCGTTTGATTGCCTTTTAGCAAGAAGCGGTAAATCTTTAGGAACTCTATGCGCAATAGGAGATGCGTGCGCACTAAGTTTGCGCAAATCTACTGCTTGCCCTCTTTCATTAAAGTTTGAAGCAAGAAGACTTGCTGAACCTTGCTCTATTCGAGGAATAATACAACGAACTTTAGTTGCAGTTATTGATGCTAAAACCTTAAACTGTGTTTGCGTGTAATAATTCCCTGCATCAGTGTTTGAAATCATTCCATCTTGAAGAACAAATACATCTCCAAAGGATAAGTTATGATTAGTAGCAGTAGTCACATCAACCAAATGCTCTTGGGGAATAGAAGTATCAATGGCAGGGCTTGTATAACCTTGTGTTGTTTGTTGAGTAGCATAATTTGAACCACCAGTAGCAGAATAATTAAGCACATCTATTCTTGTTGTCTCGAAAAGAATATCACTTGTTCCTGTTGGCATATCTGTTGTCGTGACAATTTTTACCCACATGTCACCTGCGCCAGTTGAAGTAGTGCTTGTTAATGCACCGTTTATACGGTTGCGTATGACTTCCATGCTTGTGATTGTATAACCGCCCGAAAGATTGTCATACCCATTAGTGCCTTTTACATGAATAGTTCCACCATTGGTTAAACCTTTATAGGAGGTAATTGTTTTTCTTGTAAAATTAGCACTCCCAAAGGTTATTGTTGGGCTTGCGTCATACTTGACATAAAATGCTAATTTATCATTTCCTTGATTGCTTGAATAACCCACTATTTCACACAAAGACCATGTATTATCTGCGCCTCCGGCATTTGTGTCACCCACACCCCCGCCTTCCCATTGATTTTCTAAATTATTCGGGCCTGCTTCGTCTTCGTTAATATACATTTGAATCGTTTGACTCGAATACAAATGAGTTCTTGGGTTATCATGTTTTTGAAATGTCAAACCGGATTGCGAAGTATCATACTTGTTAAAACCTAATGTATTTTCTCCTATTGTAAGCGCAGAAGAACCAAACATCATAGAATCTGCTAAGGTTTGTGTGTCATAGGCTCTTTTTGTATTTACAGCATCCATTGAAATATGTTCATTCAATGAAAAGAAAGCATTAGTTCCTGTTTCCCAAATAGGCAAAACACGGTCAAGCACACTTGCAGAATCTCTTGCAGTAAGAGTTGTTTCAAGTGTTTGTTGTTGGCTGTTTTGCATGTGCGCAATTTCTTCAAGATAACCCGACCAAATAGGGCGTGACTCATCATCTCTAAAAGAAAGTAGTCGCCATTCTGTTGCAGAAGAACCAGTAGTAAGTGCCGATAAAGAATAATCATTTAAGTCGTCAAGCAATGTAATAGACATACTCGATACATTGTCTGCACCGCTTGTATAATCCATTGCTGAAATAAGCGGAGGATATTCTGCTGTGCCTGCACGCCAGTTAAGAGGCAAGCATAATGCTGCCCTATCAATTAGTGTGTCAAGAACTACTCCTTGAGAACCTGCACCCGACCATTTAGCATCAAGCGACCATCCCTTAGCAGTAAGCATTGTCACATTTGTATCAATAGAACCTGTTGCAAATGCGCTTGTATTATCGTTTGAATATGCTTGCCATGTATTGTTTGTAAAATTAAAGAAAACATACACATCAGCCCAAATTGAATCGGGATTGTATGCAGTAGCATTAGCCTGTCCTTCTTGCCATTGATTTAACGCCCCTGTGATGCCTAAATTGGCAAGAGATATGTCAATAGTAGCCAACGATGCAGTGTCGCTAAAATCGTCGCTTGTAGTGGTGTAAGAAGCAGTATTTTTGTAGCCGACTTTTAGAATGTAATTGTCAAAAGTCCAATCACCTATTTTGTGTGCTGCAATGCGCAAATGAAACATTTCACCAATTCCACGCATACGCAGTGCGCCATCATAGGTTATGATTCTCGATGTTTTACTTGTATTTACATCGTTGTAAATGCTATTGACAAGAAATTGTTGTTGCGCAGGGGATTTGACATTGAATAAGTATTTTGAGGGTCTTGTTTCACCAAAGGAAAGAGATGACTGCGGGGCTTCTCCGGTATAAACGCTGGTAAAAAATGTATGTTTTATTTCTTGGCCTAATTCCCCACGCAGTAATCGAGCAAATCCGCCTGTGTGAATCCCTTCTGTCAAGTATGAGCCTGCATAATTAAGAGAGCGTGAACCTCCGAGGGTGGGGTCGATAGTTCCTGTTGGCATGTAGTAATCGCCATCGGTGTCATGCCCGTTAAAAAAGCGCAAATAACCTTCATTGCCTGCGCCATTCCATTTTTGTCTATTTGACGCAAGAGAAGTCGGAACAAGAAGTCTTGGTTGGTTTTCGGGATAACTGCCGTCGGTATTTGCTGTATCAACGGTAATCCATTCATGCAAACCTCGATTCATTTTTAATTTTGTATTTGCCGTCTGCGCATAATCCCATGAGTCATTTGAACCCGAACCTCCGTGTTGCGCAGGGTCAAGTTCGGCATACTCACCGCTTCCTAAACGCTCTACATAGGGATGAGCAAAACGAGGACTTAGGATATTTTCTCCGCCGTAAAGACTGCCATGATGCGATAATGTGTGTGAAAGCGTGCGAGAACTTGCAGTGTTTTTATCATCTGCAACGGCTCTTGCACTATGAAAGTCGTCGTAATAACCTGCAAGCCAATAAGACTGTTCAAAAGAAACTGTTTTCATATCATACACCTATACCCGAAGTTCTTAACTCTGCTCGCACTCCATCTGCTACTTGACTCACCATTTCGGGTAATGTCATGCCATTAAAGACATTGGTTTGAATAATTTCTGTTTTATGCAAAAGGTTCTCGATGCCACCTTGCGATACTTGCTTGTATAGTGCGCCAGTAAAGTTTTGCCGTTGGCCGAAAAATAGTTCTTCTCTTGCATTTGCAAAACCAAACATTTCACCCATTGCTGTTTCGTTTGCCGCAATTAACTGGTCTTCTGCGGCTTTGTTTGCATCTTCTTGTTGCGCAAACATTAAGTCGAGATAATTTTTCTGCGCAATTAGTGCTTCTCTATCATATATCTCGTTTAACTCTGCCATTCTATCGAGAGCATCTTGTTCGTCGTCAAACTGTTCGTGATAAATACGACCTGTCAAATCAGCGTGTGTCACATTAAACATTTCTTTATCATATTCCATGCCAACTTTACCGCCTCCGGGCAACATGTGCTTAAAGTCTAAACCTATAAATTGCGTTTGGTCGTAAGTATTCATTTCTGCGCCGTGAAACAAGTCGTCGTCAAGAGTTCTGTTAATGTTCGCAAGTCGTCTTTTGCTGTCAAGAACTCCTAATATATCCTTTTCTGCATTATCTGCGGCTTTTAACGCTTTGTTCATATCACCGTAAAGGATGCTGTCTTCATCAAGTGCTGACATACCTTGCCTGTATTCTTCGGCTTTTGCTCTTATTGTTGCTAATGACGCACCGAGAAGTTTTTCGTCATGCTTAATATCTTGCATTGAGGAATCAACAATTCCGGGCAAGATTGCTTCATCGCTACTCATAATGTCTGCAAGACGGGATTCCATAGTGTTAAGTCCTTCGTTAAAATCGTTGAGATTGTCAAGTGGGCCGGACATGAAACCAGTCTTGCTCATAAACGCATCAACGAGTAAGAAACCTGCGGCCATTGCCGCCGCCGCACCAAGCAATGATAAACCGCTTGTCATCATACCAGTGAGAACTACATTTTTTCCTTTTTCTGCGTTTTCTAATTTTAGCGCAGCAATTTTTCTAAATAGTGCGGGAACAACCATTGCAGTAATTATTGCGCTCATTTGCTTTTCGGAATCTACAATAAATGGCAAAAGCATGGCAATAGGCATCATAGCACCATTAACTCCTTTGATTGCGCCTGCAAGGGATTTATTCGACCACACAGCCTGCATATCGGCTTTTACACCTTGCATTGTGGACATAGCATCTCTTTTTTCTGCCATTGCTTTTTCTTTAAGAGATAGTTCCGCTTGTTCAGTTGCAATAATAGATTGTTCAACTAAAAGGTTGTGTTCCATCATTGAAGCGTTGCTTGTTTCTAATGCCGCAACTTCGGTTAATAATGCCTGTGGTATTGCTTCACCGGACAACTTCATTCTTATCATGTCGCTACGGATAAGACCTATTTTGATTCTGTTTTCGTTGATTAAAGAGTTGTTTAACATCAACTTTTGAGTATGTAGTGTTTTTTCTGCCGCAGTAAGAGGAACAATCATAGCAAACTCGCTTTGCATTAGTGCGTGTTCTTCTTTTCTTTGCGCAATTTGTTGCACCATAGCATCGTTTCTTTGCCGAAGACCTGCAACTCCTTCCGACTGAAAAGCGTTAAATGTTTTTAACCCTGTTGCAGAAGTTGCATTTATTCTTGTATAGATTCCTAAATTAGCACCAACAGTATTTATTGTATTGTTAATTCCGTGAAACTTTGCGTCATTTGCAGTAATAGCCAACCCCAATGATGTTATCGAACCTTCTGTGTATGCGTGACCTCTTCCTAAATCATCATTTACTGTGCGATATATTAACAAAGGAGTTATACCTTGATTATATGATGCAGTCAAAGCCTGTAATGCAGAATGTTGTTGATAAGAAGTAGCAATGTTTTCTTTGCGTGCTATGCGCAAACCCCCAAGTTGTGTGCGCATATTTTGAATTGACGCACTAAATCCACTGTTTGAAGTTGCCATTTGTTGAGATAGCACTTTATGGTTTGCAGAGTAAGCATTTTGAGTAGAATTAACAAATGCAATTGTATTTGCTTGAGCCATGTATGCGTTCTTTTGATTGTGCGCCTCCATACTCATCATTTTTTGAACTGCGCCAAGAGTCTTAAACGCAATAATCATGTTAAATACTTGAAAACCAACATCTGCAAATGGTCGAGCAAGGTTTGTGTAAAGTCCGGATAACTGTATTACATTTTCCATAACTTTAAGTCCAAAATCGTGTTCCGATATTTTTACAACCATTTCATAAAAATCATGTTGATATGATGTTGCTTTGAAATACGCATCAGTAAGGTTTTCTCCTAATTCGACTTGAAGATTAGTAATTGCTGCCTGCAATTGTTCCATCTCGAATACTGCGCTTTCTGCTCTGTTTGAAAACTCACCTATTGCGTCATGCGTTCCTAAATATGCTTCCTGTTGCAACTCAAGAAGTCGAGGTTGATTTTCCATTAACTTTAGGAACTTGACATAGTGACGAGAACCTGCAATTGACACAGCAAGGTTTCGCTTTTGTTCTGCGCTCATACTTGCGTATGCAGGGCCAATTTCTTTAATAATGTCCGACAGTTTCATTTGCGTGACTGTTGATGCTTCAACGCCACCCATTAACTTTTGAAGTTCTTTTACTGCTTGGGTATTTTCATTACCTATGCGTTGATAAATCATACGCAGACCAGTTCCCGCACGACTGACTTCTTCACCAGTCTCAAGCAAAAGAGCAGACATAGCCGCCATTTCACCAATAGATTCACCGGCAATGTTTGCCTGTGAAGCGAATTGGTTAAGAACAAATGTAATGTCCTCCATTGTAGCAACGGAGGTGTTTTCAACTGTGTTCAACTGGTCTAAAACACGCAGAGTATTTCCACGCACTAAATTAGCCTGTTGTTCTGCGCCTAATTGGTCGTATTGCGCCTTTGTCAAATTACCCATCATAAAGCCAGTCTGTTGCGCAAGAGCAATCAAACGGTTCATTCCCATTTCGGTTTCCATTTCACCGACTGCGGCCATCAAAAGACCTGCTCTTGTAGCCTCAATAATTGCTTCTTGAGACTTCAATACATTCTTTAATTGAGAAGTTCTTGTGGATGCGGCAAGTGCTTGTTCACCTGTAAATCCGAATTGAAGACCGAGGTTTTTTGCTGATTCTGCGAATCTATCTGCTTCCCCTGTTATTCCTCCGTAAAACTTGCGCACACGGATTAGTTGAGTCTCATACGCATAAAATGCGTCTGTAATTTCTGTGACTGATTCAAGAACGGCAGAAGCCATTTCATCGAATCCGTCTGCGATGTTTGCGGCGGCATCTGCAAGAATTGCTTGTTGAACTGTTGCGGCGGTTTTAGTGTCTTTGATAAGTTTGTTGGCTTGAAAAGTTCCGACAATATCGAAAAAGACTCTCGCCGCACCTGCTCTTGCCATTCTTAATCACCGTCGCCTTTTAACCAGTTGCCTATTACTCCGCCCATTTGCTTATTGCTTATTGTCTCTCTTTGATGGCGTTTTTGATTACGGCGAGCAACTGCTTTATTGGCGTTGCCTTTACCGTTGGCGGCATCGTTTTGTTCGGTAATTCTTTCACTTATCTCCCTTGCGATTTCCATATCAAATTGCATCTTTTCGTAGCCCATTTCATCATTGTATTTCATGTATAGTTCATGCGGTGATATTCCTTTGAATGTGCTACATAGGGAGGGTGCAATTTTATGGATTAGTCCAAAGGGACTCCACCCTCCAAAGTGTCTCCACGCACAAATGCAAGCAACATGCGCACTTCTTCGGAGGTTAGGGTGTTATAGTCAAAATCTACTGGTTCAATAATACAGTTCGGAATCCATGCTTCGATTTGGTCGAGCATACCTCCGCCTGCTTCATCGAGCATATCTGCAAACTCTTCGTTTTGTTCGGGAGTCCATTCTGTCGGGTCTTTACCGAAGTGGCGAGTCTTTCTAAAAATCTTCGCTTGGATATTCTCAATTTTAATTTTTTCCATTCCGGAGGCTTGGCGAACCCAAACCTTCGTTCCGTCTTTCAATTCAATTTCTTTTTTCAATACTGGCATACTTTTTCACTTCTCTTCTCTACTTTACTTTACTAAATCTACTGGTCTTCGTATGTTATGACTGCAAAACAGTTATTTCCGACATTTTTTCTTACTACTGAAATGTCAATAACTTTATCGCCTGCGGCCAATGCTCTAAGCGCAGTTTGTATCTGCGTGTGAATTGTATTGTTGTTTCCATAAACTGTCGTTGAGGTCAGTTTGGAGGCATCAGTGATGGTGTGGCTCATCTAAGAACCCCCTCAAGCATCATAGTTTGCAACAATTGAAGTGTCCGAACCACGACAAGCAATAGCGCACATTTGGTCTGCGCCTGCTAAATCATAAAGACCATGAAAGTTCACAGTCATTGTTTGCGAATCTCGACCCGATACTGATGTTTCGGGCATTTCATAATGGACTTTGTAGAAGTCAAATCGAATAAAGTTTGTTGCCGATACTTCAAAGAGAACTGAAATTGCGGGTGTTGAAGCAGAGGGATTAACCAATCCTTGTCCGTTGGTTGCAGTTGCGCCCATTAACTCATCAAAGAAGGGTTCTCCTTCTCCGCCGGAGGAATCAGCAGAAAGAAGAGACTTGTGAAAGGTCATAGAGCCGGAAACTTCACGGAGAGTCGTTGGGGGAACTCGCACGCATGTTTCGTCGCTTAGACTGTATGAGTTTTCAATATCACGATTTGTTTTGATTTCAAAGTCAATGCTTTGAACAAGATTTGAAAAACCACCGCTTGAAGAAGTAGCGGCTTCATCAAAATTAACAAAGGACTTTGCAAAGTGTGCGGCATCTCCGGTATAGGTTGGCACGCCTGTTTTTAGGTCGCCAGTAGAAGAAGTTTGCTTTGCACCAGTTGTATTTACTGTAAGCATTGAGTATTCGCCAACGCTTGCAGAAATACTGATAGATTCAATAACTTGCCCTGCAAAAATGTGTTCGTGTGAATCACGGCCAACTGCAATAGTGTATGAAGGAAGTTCTGCGGCACTGCCGTTCCCTAATTCTGTAAAGGTTCGAGCATCTGTTGCACCTCCCGACGGAGTATCGTTTCCAAAAATACCGTGAAGTAGTGTAAAGGTAAAAGCGTCGGGTTGCAAAGCCATGCTAATGCTACCTTCTGCGGTTTTCTTGCTCACAATTGCCTTTGAAGCACCGTAGTAATTCATGTCGCTACGCTTCATTACATCATAGGATTGTTGAAATGACTCCGATTCCACTTCACCGACAACATAACTTGCGTGGTCGTGTGCAATGGGTGTGCCATAAGTTGCTTCTTTTGCTATACGGACATATCGAGTGTGATTCGCCATATTCTTAATGAAGCAAGGGTTGGCTTATCAATGTTTCCACTGTAATGTTTATAACCTTATGCTTCTCGGAGGAACATGCGTATTTTCTTCATGTATGTTAAAGTCATAGTATGAATGCAAACGGTTTCATCGTCGTCAATTTTTGTATCGAACTTTGCATCATAGTTGATAATGCTATCAACGCCTGCTTGAAGTCCAGTAGTAGTGTATAGTTCATCAAATACTTCTCCAAGAATCGACGCACCAAGACGATATGCGTTTTCATAATTTGTTCCCTTTGTAGTGACAAAAATCATTACATCATACTGTTGGTCGGTTCTTGTTCCGGCAAGAGTTAAAAAATCCGGAGAGTCAGCCTTTTGAATCATCACATGCACACTTGGCGTTGGGTATCGGTTAATCATGCTGTTGCTTGACAAATCATACCCGTAGCGGATTCCACTTGACCTTACATGTGTTTTTAACAACAAGCGATTACTATTGCGCAGAACTTCAACAACCTTCATTCCTGTGCGCAGAAGACTATGAGAAATAAAATCGGACATATCCATTTCATCGGGAGAGTAAGAGCCATGCGGAGTAAAATAAACAGAGTAAAAATCAACCGTTCCGGTCGTAGTTCCGAAGAAAGCACCCTGCGCAGAAGAACTTTTGCCAGTCACCTCAAGGTAATGTGTGTTTGCATCATCGTCTTCAATAATTTCGCCCATATACAATCGGGCTTTGCCGGAACTGTCGAGAGTCAAACGCAATATAACGGGAATAGCCTCGTCATCAGCCATAGCCAAATCAAGAGTGTTGCTGGTTGTTGTAGTGCTTCCAACGAGTTTCAACTTATTGAAAGTTCCATCACTATGAACTTCGACTCTATGAGTTCCATTATCGAGAGCCATAAGAACCTCACCATCACTCGCAACCGCTTCGATATGGATAGCGGCAATCATAGTGAGGGAGTTATCATCATTAGCGACAGTTTGTTTCCAAGTCTGCCCTCCACTGGCCGAAGAGACACGCCAGTAGCCATTTGATGAAGCACCATCGCTTGCATCACCTGCTGTTAAAGTCCACGCAGTATTGTTGTCTCCAACGGGATTTAACGGGTCTTGTCCGTTTAGTCTTGCAGTCCAATAATCGCTTTGTTTTGATACACTCATAATTCTCAACCTCTTACTCCTGTTCCGCCAGTATTTGTTTTAATGCTTGCGCCGCCACTGCTCTCTGCTTTCGCCATAGCACCGCTTACGCTAAAGCCTGCATTTAATGCCGCAATCATTATCGCTTCTTTGGAGTTTGCTTCAATTCTTCTTACAGATGCCTTTTCAATTTCACCGATATAGTCCATTGTTTTACGAAAGCCCGGATGCACTCTGCGCATACGCATACCAGTAGTCATCCAATTACCAACTCCTGTTTTAGCATACCAACGAGTGCTTGATTGAACCAACATAGGTAAATTACCGTAATTAAAAGGATTCATACCTTTTGCAACAATATGAGAAAGACGACCGCCTCTTTGTCCTAAAACACCTATTGGGGCTTCTTGTATTGAATCGCCAGTGTGAACAGTGAACTCCATTTTTTTATTCCTGTGAACCTTTAGAGCATTTGCTACTTTAGTGTGAATGTTTGTTGAGCGACCATAAGGAGGGAATGCGGGTGTGCGCACAGTAGCAAGTGGCCCTGCTAATGCTTTTAATTGTTTTTTCATAGAGTCCACCTCTTTTAACAATGCGGCATACATAGTATTGTCAAGAGACTCTTTGCCATGCGGCTCAAGTCTTTTAATAGCCATTTGTAGAGGTTTAGCATTATAGTTTATAGTGACTTCACTATTTACCCCTCTACGAGTGTGTGTATTCATTGTATCAAGCCTTGCCTAAATGCGCAAGTCTTTGAAGACAATGATGACCTCTTTCACGGAAAGCCTGTCCTCTTAGTCCACCGTCTGCGCCAGTTTGGTGTGTTCCTTCATCTTCAAGATATTGACCTGCTGCCAAGTCTGCGCAGATTTCACGCAGAACATGCGCAAACTCTCCTTGTTGAACTGTGACTCCGGTTGCATGGTCGAATGAAATACCAGTCACGCCAGTAAGTGTGTGCGTAGATTTTCCAGTCCATGAAAAGGAATCTCCGTCAATGTTGCCACTGCCTGCGTCTGCGAATGATGTTCCGCTTGTAAGAACAAGACTTGTAGCACCTGCCTCAACTGCACCATTTGCTGTCGTTTCGCCAGTCTCTCGACTTGGCTCATCACGACCATATTCAAGAAACGATTGGTCTATTGCTATTGAAGCATGTCGAATATGTCGAGTAATGCGAGAAGAAGCCCTGCTTCTTTGCGCACTATCAAGTCCTAATCGAGAACCAACATCAGCGATGCTACAATAATACACCATTTTACTTCACCTGTTCTTTTAGTTTTGCGATTAACTCGTCTTTTGTTCCCTTTGCGTCAATTCCATGTTCTGCGCACAAGTTAAGAAGTTCCGATTTGCGCATACGCTTCATTTTTGAAAAGGATGGCAGAGATTTAACTTCTTCAACAATTTCTTTTGCATCATCTGCTAATGACATTGCTTCTTCAAGTGTAAGTTGTCCGTCTTCAAGTGCTTCATCAAGAGCAGGTTTAATTTTTTTGTAGTATTTCAAAGCAAGCCCTGCGCCAAATAAACCTATTGCGCCTATAATTCCTAATGTTTCCATATCCATTTTATTCACCTCTGTATTCTACAACGACCATTTTTGACTTCGGCACTATCGCAAAATGACGGCTTTCGCCATCCCTGTATAAACGGTAGCCGTGTGGTGTTTCTTCAATCTTTACATTAGTATAGCACTTTTCCGGCGGGATATACACTATTTTACCTCGTCGCTTTCTATTTTCTTCACTCATTCTTCTCACCTGTTATCAAGTCTTTCTTTTGGTTTTTTTCTTCTTTGTCAAGCATTTTCGATTGCTCGTCAAACCATTTATCTAATAAATTGCATCTTGTCATATTATCATCTCATTATATTGAAGGTCTTAATCTATAATTAGGAATGAATCTACCCCTTCCATCATCAAGTAGTTGATAGTCTGCAATAAGGAGTATTCTTACTGTGCTTGGGTTTTCGGGTTCGCCGTCTGGGTGTCCTCCAACTTGCGAACCATTCATTACTTGATGCTCGCCAGCGTCAATAACTCTAACATTATTTACCCCATCTCCCGAAAATATTTGTAGTAAAGTCATACCAAAGAAAACACCGCCTCCTACGGGAACATCTCTCATACTTTCAACAAAATAAGTTGGATAAGCACCTGTGGCTGAAAGTGGTATAGTCACATAATTAGTAGAATCAGCAGCAACTCTACTTTGACCGTAAAATATGTATTCACGACCTGTATTTGTTCCTACTGCACCTATGGCATCAATATTAACAATGACAGGATTATTTGTATCGGTTTGTGGGGTAAATACTGATGTATTTTTTCCACTCCCTGTTGATAGCCCAAGTTGTATTGTGTCACCATTTGCTAATAATCTAAATGGTGAAAAGTTATTCGCTGTTGGGGCTTGGTCGTGCCTAAACAATGGATAACCACCGCCACTTGACGCAATAGTAATATTCCTACTTCCGCTTGCTGATTCAACTAATGTAATACCTGTGCCTGCAACTAATTTATTTACCAAATAATCTTCTGTTGAGTCCGATGAAGATGTTTTTACCTTATCGTTATTTGCCGCAAAACTAAGTTGGTGTCCTATTGATGCCGCACTTGTAGTATCAAGCGTAATACTCATATTATTTCCTTGCAGTATTTTTGCACTAAGGTATGAAGGTATAAGGTCGCTTGAACTTATACGCAATTTAGAACCGTCAATAGTAATAGTTTTTTCTGCACCCGTTCCAGTGGCAAAAACATTTCTGTTTCCTGTTCCACCCGAAACAACGGGAATTAGCCCATCGACAAAATTAAGAGTTGTAGCCGTAGTAGTCAATGCTACGCCTTCGTCTTTGACCGTTATACCACCACTGCCACCACTCACTGTTTGCCAAGAACAAGTGCCGTCGCCATTTTCTCTTAAAAACTTAGAACCGCTTGTTTCTCCCGTCGATTTTAATTCTGTGCCTTCTAAATCACAACCAATAGTCACTGCGCCTGTTGCACCACTAACCGTAATTCCTGTTCCCGCTACATTAGATGTGACACCTGTATTAGTTATAGTTAAAGTATCTGTTGCGCTTGCCACTGATGTAATACCCGTTCCTTGAGCAATTGTTAAGGTATTACCGTCAGTAATTGTTTGACTTGAACCACTTGAACCTGCAACAGTAAAAGAAGTCATGCCTCCGCCTCCGCCTCCGCTACCTACTGCGCTTGAGCCAAACATTAGTGCGCCCGAAGTGCTATGAACCCATAATTGATTATCAAGTGGACTGCCTACTACGCCCGTCGTAATTATCATTCCGCCTTGACCTATGGTTAATGTTCCTGTTGCGTCATTAAAATTGAAAGTGCCATCTGTGCCAAGTTTTTGAGAAGTAAAACCATAAGGAATTGCACCGCTTGCTATACTCACTAAACCTGTTCCTCCGCCCGAAACACCTAAGTTGTAAATGCCTTTATAGTAATAAATGCCGTCTGCTATGGGTAAAAAGCCCCATGTTCCTTTAATCGTTGGTCTATTAACAAGATGTATTGTTGCACCATAAACATCACTACCTTTCATTGAACAACCACTGTTAATGGTTAAGTTTGTTAATCGAACAATAGCACCTGCAATAACACCTACAAAGCCACCACTGCCGTTTGCCGTTCCATCAATAATTACATTTTCAAAAGCAAAAGTCCAATCGTTGTAAATAGGAGAACCTGTGACGGGAAAAGTAAAACCCGAACTTTTTGCTTGAAAAGTCCAAGTGCCTGCGCCGCCGTCAAACAAAGCCGGAGAGCCAATTGGTGTGCTAAATTGATTTGCGCCACCGTTATGTGAGCCTGTTGAAGTAATAGTCCAATTCATTAACCTATCATCAGCAGAAGGGGAGGAAGGCGCAGAAACATTGCCGCCACCAATGCTTATGCTTTTCATTTCAACATTGTATTTGTTTGCACTAAATGATGGCGTGATATAATCTGTTCTAAAGCCTGCTTTGAAAATCATGTGTGGGTATTTTCCCGCATCAATAGTTGTTCTTGTGCTGCCTGCAAAATTAAATTGAAGATTGTCAAATAAACCGTCTTCTGCAACCATATCTGCGCAGTTAAGTTTTACATACGCTAAGTTGCTATGATAAGCAGGCGTGCCGTTAAAAGTTATTGCAACTGGCGCAGAAGGATTTATTCTTCGTTCTTCGTTTATGCTTAAACCAGTTGCGATAATACAATTTGTTGCAAACTTTACTGAACCTGTAAAGCCTGCTTGTATATCCATAATGCTTACTTCTGCTATGTTCCAAGTGCATTCATAGGGAACATTGCCTGCAAACTGCACTGTATCGCCCGCAGTCGGAACGCCATTAGGAGTCCAGTTGCTTGCAACATTAGCGTTGCCGTTTGCAGAAGCAGACCATGTATATGTTGCCAAAATCACACCTGCCTACTATTGCTACTATCAATAACAAAAGCAGAACCGCCTTTTTCGGCAATTTGACTTAAAAGTAAGTCGGCTTGACTCTCAAACGATTTAAGTTGAGAACCAAGTCTTATGTCCGTTCTTCTCTGCTCTGCTTCCGGCACATACGATGGTATGGTATCAATCATTACACGCAGACAATCTACGCATACAAGGAACTTAATTGCCGATTCACATTCAGTATCGGAGACTGCGCCCTGCGCAGAAACACCATATAGTGTTGCGCTTCTGCGCAAACGAGTAATTTGCGCACTACGAATGGTGATATATTCGCTTACTGTTGCGTCATTCAGTCCTCTCGGTCTGTTTAGCAAATCACGAATTGTCGCTACTGATGGATTTGTTATTGCCACTCTTCTTCACCTTTGCACTGCTTTTCTTCTTTGGTGTAGCCTTTTTAGCCTTTGGTTTTGGCTTTTCAACCTTTGGTTCTTCAAAAGTTTCTGTCTTAGGAACATCAATTAAAGTGTGAACATCGGGGTTGTATTCTGCCCGACCCAAAGGAAACATTGCGCCAGTTTTCATAACTGTGCGTGCAAATTGACTTGCGGGAACAAAAATTACAGTGCCAATAGGGATTTCAACAGGTAATTGTTGTCTTGCATAAAATCGAGACTTAATTCGACGGAATAAATATCCTCGCTTTGCCTCCCAAGAGTTAAAACGGTGCATTAAAGCATCGAATGTGTCTTCTTCGGGAAGAGGGATTCCTTTTTCCTTTAGTGCCTTAGCAACTGCCGCCTTACTCTTCATCCTTTATCACCTTTGGTTTAGGTTTAGAAGTCTTAACAGCCTTTGCTACTGGTTTTTTAAACCCATCGCATAAGTCTTGAACCGCCCTTCGGCTTGTTTCGGCAGAGATTAACTTTGCCTCATCATCCGACAAGGAACGACCAAGACGCTTTTCTGCGTATTTGCAGAGGAAGTCGGCTCTATCGCTCAATTAAAACACCTCGCATCAAGCAGAGATGTTCGTAATCTTACAAATGCGGTTGTTCTTGCCATCGCCTGCGGTTTGTCCGTCTTGCATTTCGTGAACAACACAAGCCATGTAGCCAGTTAGCATCCAATCATAACCAACGCCCGGAATACGGGTTAGTTCGGTTTCCATGAATCCGTCACCATTGTATTGCAAGAACTCTGCTGTCTCTGCGCCCGGAATTAGTAAGAGTGCAGTGTCAGCAAGTAGTGCATCACGGCTGTAATAGATTGTCAAGTTTGCCATTCTCTTCAAGTGTTCTTGAAGTGATTCAACAACATTCCCGTAAAGAGTGGTTTGCAAAAGAACATTGCGGTGCTTTGAAGGAACAATAAGAGCAAGTGGTTCATCTCCGGAAACACGACCGTTCTCGAAGATTTTATCCATTGCACTAAGAATGTTTGCTTCTGCATCACCGCTTGCTGTGTCCCATTCCGAGCCACCTGCAACAGCGAGACTTTGACCTGCACCGCCAATAAGAGCAGAGATAATTAGGTTGTCGATGACAGTTGCACGATTGCGCACAATTGCCATTTGCTGTCGGTCAAGGTTCTCGAAAGTTTCGCCACGCAAAAGGGTGGAGTCAAGGAAGATACATCGACCTTGTCCTTTCTTCAAATGCACGCTGTAAGAAGCAGTTCCGATTTTGGTCGGGTCTGTCACTGCGTTATCAGCAAGAGGATAAGTAAAAGTTCCTTCTGCACCAGTGTAGAAAGTGAACTCAAGGTATGGCACAGAGCGCACACCAACAACTTTTGTTCCGACTGAAATAGTAGTGGATTGAAGTTCGATAAAGTCACGAAGAGTTTGTTCAAGCACTGCATCGGATTGTCCGAATGGGCCGGTTGCTGCTTCGATAGTCAAGATTTGTTCAAGGGTTTCATTTGGCATATTATTCATCTCCATTATTTTTTAGTTTCAGTTAGCACCGCCAACGCCGGTCATAACAGGAATCAAGTCGCCTGCTACAAGAGTAGCATGTGTTCCGCCAATGTAATAACCGATGATTTTTCCGGCATCGTCGCTTCCGGAGTCATCACCGTCTGCAACAAGTCCGGAGTTGTCTGCATAAACAGGAAGTCCAGTTGTGTAAGTTTGACCTGCTTTTGATGCGACCATTAGAACTCCGCCAAGAGGTCGGAATCCAACAGTTGCACCTGCTGCTTGCACAAGACCCGAAGAATCTCTTTCGGATTCATCAGCAGAGACTCCGATAACGGTTTCTCCCCATGTGACAAGGTCAAGTGTGTTCGATGTTCCGTCGTTGGTGAGCAAATAGCCCGGCCCTGCGACGGTTGTTCCTGTTTTCAATACTGCGCTTCGCACTTCATCTTTATTCATTTTTAATCACCTTCAAATTAGATTTTTTGTTCGTGCCTCTTCAAAAGTTGGCGCACCGGAACTTTCTCGTTCTGCGGCACTTAGAGTTTGATTCCAAGCACCTGCCCATGCGTTCCATGCCTTTGCATAGAGGGAAACTGGTGTCTTAACCAACTTGCGGTTAAGGTAATTTGCGACGACTTCTTCGGACTCAACAGGAGTCTTTACAGTAGCCTCGACATTGGATGCAACAGGTGTCATCTCCTTGACAGGGGATGCTTCTTCTGCTACTGGCATTTTAGCCTCAAAGGAAGCCATGATTGTTTCAATGGTTTCCGAAGGAAGGTCTGCAACGCCTGCAATTCCAAGTTCAGTTGCCTTCTCGACAAGAGCAAGGCGTGCTTCTTCTGCAACCGCTTTTTCTGCGGCTTCAATAGATTCGAGTTTTGCATCACGCTCTGCAAGAGAAGCCTTTAGTGCTTCAATCTCTGCGGCGTAATCAATAGTTGGTGTTTCCTCTGCAACAGGTGTCTCAACGACAACCTCTTCTTCGGATGCGATGATAATTTCTTCTTCACTCATGGTAGTAGTCTCCGTTGCGATATTCGGAAGAGACTGTTGATGACTATTAAAGGATTCTGCGGATTCTGCCATTTTTACCCTTTCGACGGTTTGAATCTTTGCGCCGGAGTATGCAGGGCGATGAACAATTGCGAGATGGTCGAAAGTAAAATCAGTCTCGAACTTCATAATCATTCTGCCGTCTTCTGCTTCTATCATTTCATCGGGAACTCCACTGCCACCAATAGAAACTCCATAACCTTGTCTTAGCCAAAGTCCGGATTCAAGGGATTCAAACAATTCTTTGCGGTGAACTTCTGCTTTGAATCGAACCTCCCAATTCCCACCCATTTTATCAACAGTGGTTGCTTCGGTGACAAAACCGACTACTGCTTCGTCAATACCCCCTGTCATATTACGAGTAAATCTACCGTTTTCGGATTTAGGATGATTTAATGTTAAATCTGCACCAATCATTTGAGATACTGCAAGGTTTGCCCCTGCTCTTGTAATTTCCCAACCATTCTTGTTTGTTCCTTGATGAAATGCTATTCCGGAGATTGCAATAATGTATTCGCCAGTGTCGGCTTGAACGACCATGTCATCAACTGTAATTTCAACATCTAATTGAAATGTAGCCTTAACACACTTGCCACCCTCCATTTTGTAGCCAGTTCTGCAAGAGTTGCTATAACCTCCGCTACCGCCGCCTCCGCCGCCGTAGCCTTCAACTTCTTGTTCTTCTTTAAAATTATGACCTTCATGTGCTTTCATGCACTCTTCTTCGGAGTAGCCCATTTCTTGACAACGGCTCATGTATTCATCATGTGTTTCATCATCGTTTGGAGTTGGTTCTGCCGCTTCAACAGAACCGCATTTGCCACCACAGCCACAACCGCCCATAACTGTTTCCATTCCATCGTCTGTTTTATTAAAGTCTTCATTGCTTTCAACTTTAGAGCCACTTCGCCATTGATAACAAGACCAATAACCTGCGGTTGTTTTGTCTTTCTTTTCTGCGCAGTTATGCCTATCACGGAATGCTTTGCGTCTTTTTGGGTCATCACGCTTGATTTCCATGTTGGGGTCGCCAAATCGAACAATAATTACTTTACCTGCGGGATTCTTAACATATACAGCAAACTTCTTTTTTTCTTTAGGAGTTCGGAATGGTTTGTTTAATTTTACTTTGCGCCCTTGATATTCTGCGCCTGTAAATGCTTCTCCATCCCAATCTTCATAATCCTCGTCAATACTTGCTCTCGGATGAGATTTAGGCAACAAGTCATTGTCTTGTTTGTAGTTTGGGTTGCTTGGTCTGCCGTTGCGCAGTAAATACAAGAATGCCTTAACCCTTGCAATACCCCAACCGCCTCTTGACATGTTGGGTGCGTGTGAACGAGAAAATGCGCCTGCGCCTCTGCGATACACAGACTTTAGACGACCCATACTTGCTTTCGAGCCTTTACCTTTGCTTGAAACCTTTTTATTGTGTTCAGTCATCATTTTGCGCAAACGGGCTTCTGTTTCCTTGCTTACTTTAATACTATTATTAGGTTTGCTTGCAGAATCCTTTTTATTTTTCTTAGAACCTTTTCTGCGCTCACTTGGTTTAGCAGGGGTCTTGCGTGGGTCGTTTTTCTTTGGTTTTCCGTATTGAAGTGCTTCGACTGTTGCGCCTAATTCTTCTTCTGCGTCGGGGTCATTCTTTCGATACCACTTAATAAACTCGTCTTCTGTTTTTGCAGGGGAATACAACTTAGTTCCGTCTGCAAGTGTTGATTCATGGATTTCTCCATTAAAACCAATTTCTTGAGATTTTTTCTGCGCACCTTCGGGTGTGCTAAACAAGTAATCCTCCATTTTAGACTCGATTAACATAGTAATCATGCCTTTTTCTTAGAATCCATTACTTCGCTGTGCGCATTTCGTATTTTATCCATTTCTTGACTGTGCGCCTGCGCAGAAGTCTTCATTTCATTGATATGGTTTTGCGCAATTCTTTCAAGTTCAATTTTATGGTCTTTTTCTGCGGAATCACGCTCTCGTTGATGCTTTAGTTCAGTGGGGATATTATCAACTTCTTGGGTTTGTTCGGACTCCCACATGCGCAGAACTGTTGAAAGTGCTGGCCCTGCAACACCGCCAATGATAGCAATAAGTGCAATAAATCCATCGAGATTTTGTAAAACTACATCGGGTTTCCAAATACCCATGCCGACTACTGCACCACAAGCAAGCAACCATAGGTAAATTGCAGGTTTTACGGTCGATGAAACCATTTTGTCGTTAAAGGACTTCCCACTCATGGTATTTACCACAGTTCAAGTGTTTTATCAATCCTTTTATCAAACAGACTTACATGGCTGATGTGCCGGTGAGAACAATACTGATAATACCAATACCCGCAAACATAACTTTGCGCAGTAAATCAAACCCTTCTTTAAGAACTTGATTTTGAACTTTTAACTCGCCTTCAAGACCTGCAAGGCGTGCGTCTGTTCGAGTTTGTGCTTTTACAATTTGCGCAGAAAGTTGTTTTAAGTCTCGAACATCTTCTTCTACTGCGTCAAGTCGAAATCCGAGAACATCGTTTGCCATCACATTTCACCTTCTCTTGGCATGTCTTCTTCTTCATCCCGTTCTTCTACTGGTTCTTCTTCGGGTGTTTCGGTGACTGTTGGTGCGTCTTTGCGCACATCGCCATTTTCTTCTTCGGGTAATGCTACGATGTCAAGTGCTTGATTTAATGAAAGAACCCCATTGCTATAACCTAATGTTGCTCTGCGCATTTTGTCAAGGCGTGTTTCTTCATCAACCGGCTCAAATGTCAATACTGGCAAGTCTCTTTTTGCGTGGTCGATACCCAACAACTCTAAGTGCGCACTAAATAGTGCGTTCACTGATTGCTTGAGAATACTTTGTATGCGTCGAATTGCATTGCTTGCCCAAAGGTTTGCAGTGTATGATGCTGCAAAGGTTGAACCTTTCTCTTGACCTGCCGCAGTGCGTGGCACTTGCAGAACTGCCGCAATGTCTGCATTAACATTGTCAAGGAATCCGGAACTATCCGGCAAAGCGGTTCTTTGGTCGATGTGTTTAATGTTCACATAATCGGGGAAAATTGGCACTTGGTCGCCTCTTAAGGACTCCATAGTGCTGATGACTTGATTCATAATGAAAAGCAAACGCTCTCTTTGCTCGTCGGGATTTTGAATATGCTTAACTGCATCCATGTCAATACTAATGTATTGTTTTGTCATTGCGTCTTCGAGAGCAATGCGGTTATTCATACTGTTGTATTTTGCCCTTATAGCCTGCTTGAGAGCCGTGAAACGGGATGCACCCCATATACCGTAAGTTGTGCGTGTTTCGTTGTCAATAAACCAATTAGAACGGTAATCCATGCGAACATGCAATATCTCATCGGCGGGGAACTCTTGCATAGTTGTTTCTCCTTCACGCAAAAAGTATCTTTCAACTCTAATGACAGGGTCGTTGTCATCTGCTGTTGCGCTTCTGTTTCTATCATCGAGCATTGTAATTTGAGATACTGGCAGACTTTCTACATTCGTAATACCATCTTTACCAGTTCCGACCAGTTTGCTAATGTCATTGCCATAAACCATGAGGTTGCGCATAGCGTTAATGAGAATGTCGTCAAAATCTATGTTATCAACAAGGTTTTGCAATGCAGTTCTTATGCGTGCGTTGCGTGCAGAACTCCAATTGATAGTGTAGTTATTTGCAGTTAAGGACACTGCTCGGACTGCACCGTTAAGTTCGGGGTCAAGTTTAAGCATTTCATCAAATAAATAAAAATCATTAGAGAAGTTGCTGTCGTCACGCAACTTATTGGTTTCTGTGACTACATCTTTAATGCCTGCCATCATGGTAAATGGACTTCGATGACCGACGCTGTGGCGCAAATCATCATTTTGAATGCCAATAACGGCTTTCGGCGCAGTGTTTTCTGCCTTTTTCCCGATGTTGCCAAAGAAAGGAATACGAGCCATGTTCTGTCTTATGAAGGGTTGCTTCATAAAGGTATGCCCGAAGAAGCGTAATAAAACATCACATAACATGCTGTATTATGAATACTTTCGCAGAAGTCTTTGCAAAAGGCGGAGTGACACTTATTATTCTTGAAATACTGTGGTGGCTTCTTGTCCTCATATTTATTCTTTCAAGGCGTAAGAAGAAATTAAAAAAGAATAAATGGGCTTAAGTGCAACGGTTTCGGGTTATTCTTTTAATTACTCTTAAGGTGTGTAAGAATTATTCTTACAGAATAATCCGCCCTTTTATCTAAATGTCTTAGAAGAAATAAAAGAATAAAGTCAAGTTGCTTTCAGTGCAACGATTATTTCTTTATTTATTTTGTCAATGACTCAAAAAGAATTAAATTAGTGCAAGCCTTTAAGTGGCAAGCCCATAGTAGAATGTTTAATGAGCGAAGTCGAGTATCACGATGTAGTCAAGTCCGAAATTGAACATTATAATGGTAATATGGCGCATTTTTCTCGCCACATGGCAAAGGTTATGCCCGAACTTACATCTGAAAGTCACCGATGGCGTTTGCGTATGCTAAAACAACACATGGGCGACATTTTTCCTGTTCTTGAAAGTGTTGATTACAATGCAGAAATACCAAAACAATTTGACGGAACTCAAGCACAGTTAATACGCATTATGCAAAAGCGATTTCCCGAAATCTCAAAAGCAGGTTGGGAGTCAAGAGTGCGTGCGGCATGGGCGAGAGAAGCAGTCACTCGAACAGAAACACCTCATTTTATTGTTGAACACTTGAAAAAGAAGTCAAGTAGCCAAGAAGACCTATGGAATGCTATTGAAGAACGCTCAAAGGCGGCAATTCTCGCTAATGAAGATGCTCGTTGGGCTACATTTCACATGAAATCCGATAAGCGATACATAGGTATTGCGTTTCAAAGCGACCAACACATCGGCAATCCATTCTGCGACCATGAAAGGTTGCGTGAAGACACAGAAGCAATTGAAAGACACCCCGAATGCTATGTTATACACGCAGGCGACTATATCGACAACTTTATGATTGACAAACCTCGCCCTGCAATGAAAGCACCTATTCCTCCTTCTATCCAGTGGCAGTTGTGCGAACACTACATTAACATGAGTCCTAATTCACTTATGGCAATTGTTGCGGGCAATCACGACCTTTGGACTGCGGGCGCAACAGATTATGACCCTCTAAAGCGTCTTGCTCAAGACAGAGGCGTTTTGTATCACCCGTATGAGTTAAACCTAAAGGTTATTCATGGCGACATTCCTTATCACCTTAGTATTCGACACAAGCGAAGAGGTAATTCAAACCTTGACCCAAGCCGTGTAATTAAGAAAATGTGGGATGACGGAGAATGCGACTTTGATATTGGAGTTATCGGGCATCATCACACACCTTCTGTTGTTCCCTTTACTCGTCATGCAGTTGAGCGTTGGGCTTTAAGGCCGGGGGCTTACAAGACAATCGACAGTTTCGGTGAAATGTGCGGTTTTCCGAGAGAACGCCCAACATCACCTATTGTTATCCTTGATTCTCAAACAAGAGATATTCAAGCATTTACAGACCTTAGACATGGGTTGCGATTACTCAACACACTGAATGGGAGAGATGTTAATGCCTTTGTGGATGAGTAAGGATAAAGAAGTCCGAATTGCCGATATGGGCGAAGACTTCGTCGCAATAAACATTTTTAGTGAAGAATATGTCGTTGGTGTTATGCTTGAAAGAGAAGAAATTGAAAAACTTGTTCTTGCTATGGCAGAATACTGCGGAATTGGTCTTTTTGGAAAAAACGGAGATGGTCTAAATGGTTCGTTTAATGACAACCTTTCATCTTGAGCGTAGTAGATTTGATATACGCCATTTTTATGAATGGCTCGGCTACAATTGGGGTGAACACATTGGAACATGGCTTGACATGTATGGAGACAGAAGAGATAAACAAGTTCACCGTGTTTGTATTATTGCACCGAGAGACCATTCAAAGTCCACTACACTTAGGGTAAAAATCCTTCATCAACTGCTTTTTGAAAAGTGGCGTGGAAAACCCTTTACTATTTGGCTATTTTCCGCAAATAAAGACCTTGCAATGAACCGTTTAGATGAAATCCGTCAAGACTTAAAAAGGCATCCCGAACTTTCTAAAAAAATCGACACTACTAAGGGCAATCGTTTTGAACTCCGTTTGACAAATGGTGCTTGGATTAAGGCAACATCAGTCGGGTCGGGTATTCGTGGTGAACACCCCGCCGCAATTGCACTTGATGATATAATAGACGACCAAAACGACATGTCCTATGATAACTACCAACAGTGGTTTAGGAAAAAATTAACTCCGATGTTGTCTCCTAAGACTTCGCTTTACTGCGTAGGAACTCCTATGAGTATGAATGACCTTTACCATACAGAAATGTTAAACAATGATGCTTGGGACACATGGCAAGAAGGCGCAATAACAAATTATGATGAGTGGCGCAATGACCCCGACATTAAACCTGTTTGCTTATGGCCTTCGGAACGCCCACTTGAGTTTCTTATGGAACAACGAGAAGCAATTGGCGAACTGGCTTTTGCGCAAGAATATCTGTGTAAGGTAGTCGATGATGATAGCGCAGTATTCCCTCAAACACTTACACGCAAAAATCTAAGCATGGATGCAGTCTTGCAAAAGAAAAAATTGTATAACGGCGAGTATGTTGTAGGTTTTGACCCATCACACGGTATCGGACAAGACTATACAGTAGCAGTAGTAGTTCGACAAGACGAAGAAGGCTTTATTCACATTGTAGATATGTGGAGGCGCAACGATTTCCCCCCTGCAAAGCAAATACAGAAGATTGCAGACTTAGATGAGGCATTTAAACACCCTGTATTCGCATTTGAGAGCGCAGGGTTTCAAAATCTGTATCAATCGCTCATAAATCAACATGGTTTAACGCTAAACCTTAAAATGAGCAAGGTATCAAACAAAACACTTAAGCAAGGCTTGTTAAATCGCCTTAGAGTGTGGTTTGAACAAGAAAAAGTCATAATCCCCTATGGAAACGACGCTACAAGAATGACTATGAGCATACTACTGGATGAATTAGAGTCTCATGCGTGGAAAGACGGCGATATAGTCGATAAAGGCAAGCATAACGACACTGTAATGGCCTTAGCGCACGCCATAGACCAAATAAAGTCATCAACAAGTGGCGGTTTAGCCATGACAACAGGTGCTTTAGACGCTTCACAGTGGAATACAGCCAAAAAAACAAAACATTTAAGAAGAAATGGTAGATTTATACCGTTTTTTTAGGTTTATAAGCCTAATTTGAGAAAAATACGGGTAATTTTTTGAGGTGGTTGGCGTGTGCGGGGCGGCGACAGCGCACTGTTTTTGGCGCAAAATCAGCGCACTATATAGCCCTATTTAGAAAATCGAACAGGCTCGCAGTGTTGCGTTTTTGACCCTTCTGCGCACTATTTTTCGAGTTGAAATGAGGGTTTCTATTGAGTTCTATTGATAATTAGTGTGTGCATGCCCAAAAAAAGTGCCATCTGAAAAATCTAAACGATTGACTGAAAGCCTATACTGCGCAGACTAATGAACCTCAAGTTAAGTAGTGCCACCCCTATTCGATGCACTGCGCTGTTGTTTGCCATCGGAAATGTTTGCTTTTGTGTGTTGGTTGGCTCTCTGCGCTGTATCTATTCGATGCACTGAAAGCCTGTTGATGTTGCCATAGGCTCGCAGTGTCCTCTTTTTGAAGTGATAATTCAACACTCATCCAATTAGTGCGCAGAGAACGAAAACCGATGCACTGCGCCCCACTTGGTTGCCTTGTTGAACTGATTCTATCAAATATCAGCACATTATGCCGGTTTCCGGAAACAATGCGCCGAATAAAGGATATGAGAAAAGTTGCGCAAAGAGAGGGCTAAACGGTGGACTGAACGGCTGTTATGGTGGTTTGAGTGGGTCAATTTTCCAGATTTCGGACTTACATAATACGGTAAAACAAGGCTCTAAACGACGCACTGCGAAGCCGACACTACTTCAAAACCGATGCACTGCGCCAAAAACGATGCACTGCTCGACCGATGGCCTCTGTCGGGTCTGTTTTGGGCGGAGGTTTCCCTCGCAATAATGGGGCGCAGTGTGTCGATTGTGGGGTGATTTCCGGTTTTCGGAGTGAGTCGCCACATTTCGCCGTTTGTCGGATTGTCTGCGCCGAAATCCGGCGTTTGCTGAAATGGGCTATTTCCCTAAACGATGCACTGCGAGGCTGTTCACTCTCTAAACGATAGACTGCGAAGCGGGCTTGCAGTGTGCCTTTTAGGGTTGTGCGCTCACTATATGAGAAGAGACACCGCCGCAGTGTGCCATTTAGGATTCCTAAACGATAGACTGAAAGCCTGCGCATTTGCTCTGATTGGGTGATTCAAAACCGTTGCACTGCAAGACTGCGCAGAGTGCTAAACGATAGACTGCGAGGCTGTTGTGTGCTACTGGAAAAGTGGTGTAAAAAATAAACCGTTGTGCGTCAAGGTTTAGTATATGAGAATAACCCGTTCTTGAACGCTGTTGCATCACATTTCCCTTCATATACCCTCAATGAAAGAGCAAAGCGGAGGCATCCAAATGATACAAAACAAAATATTGAAAATGTTGTTCATCTGCCTCGCAGTGGTGCTTTTTGCACCTTGCGAGTCGATGACTGAAAGCAATACCGTTAATGCTACGGAAATGACCGAAACCCCACAAACCGTTGCACTGCAACACATTGACAGCGCAGAATTGCCCCAGAGCAAACCTATGCACCGTCACTCGTTCAAGCGAGCAGTCAAGCGGTTTAACCTTGCAATGAGCAGGCCGAGAGTTCTTCTTAGGCTCGCAGTGCAACGAATAAGGGATGGTTTGAGCAAGAACTACGATAGCGAAGGAATGCGCAGAGTTGTAGAAACAGAGGCGCAGTGTCCTTCTTGTGATGTGAAGGAGTCGAATTATTCGCCCTTTGTCATCAGGATTGCAGGCCAACCAATCGAGGCGCAGTGCGTCGATTGCGCCCTTGATTTGCAACTTGAGATGAGTGAACAAATGCCACGCAGTCAAGCGTTTAGCGCATTGATTCTCGGCATTTCTTTTGCCCTTGTTGCAACTCTGTTTGACCCAACACTGGCGAGCAGTGTGGCGTTTATCGGTGCTGTGCGCCGACCAGTTCCGGAGGAATTGAAGCCATTGAAAGCCGCCGGTTTGATGGTGCGCAGAATTGCGAAAAACCGTGACACTGAATGCTATGAGTGCGGTTGCGAATTGACCCATAATGGCGAATACGGCGCACCTGTTGTTATGATGAGTCGAGTCGGATATACCAAGAAAAAGCCACACTGCGCCCAATGTGCAGTTATGCGATTCACTGGCAACCCTCGACCAAAACCAACACCGGAAACACCCGAAAAACCGCAACCTGCGCCACTGCCGGAGGTCAAACCGACACCGACACCGGAGGCAAAACCTGCGCCAGTTATCGAGGTAAAAGGCGACACTGCGCAACAATTGGCGGCCATGATTGCAACTCTTGCAACTGGCGCAATTGATGAAGAAGCAGTGCGCAAAATTGCCCAAGAAGAGGACACTGCGCTAATGTCGAAGGTCGGCGACCAAGTGAGAAATGAGATAACCGAGGCCATCAAAAATCTGGCAAAACCAACCCAAATCACTCTGCGCAAAAACGGCAAAAACATTGAACTGAAAGGCATTCGCCACTTCAAAACCGAAGAGATTTTGTTCTCGATTGTGAACGCAAAAGCGCAGAACTTGAACTTAACCGGCGAAGCAGGCACTGGCAAAACGCATTTGCTCGACCAAATCCATGAAGCACTTGAGAAGTCGGGATGGTTCAAGGAAATGGGGGTCAAGAAGCCTCGCAGTTGCTACATTATGTCTGCCAACAAGGACATGCAAGCACCGGAGTTAATCGGTCGTGAATCGCCCAGATTTTTCGATGATGACTCCGGCAGACCTGCCGGAGAATGGGATTTTCTGCCGAATGAACTACTGGCTCAATTTGAGCATGGTGGCATTCTTGGACTTGATGAAATGGACAGGTTCGCAGACTCGACATTGAGTGCGCTAAATGCGGCACTGGCAAACGGTTTCATCACCACGCCAAAGGGTGTAAGAGTCATGCGTCATCCGGCCTGCATCATCATTGCAACAGGCAACACAAAAGGTCAAGGCGCAAGCCCAAAATACACCGCCGCAAACAAGCAAGATTCGGCCACCCTCGACCGTTTCGCAGGCAATTTCATCGACATTGACTACGACCCCGCAATCGAAGAAGCAATTTGCGCAAATCCGGAACTACTCGATGCACTGCGCAACATTCGCAGGCTTGGAGATAAGCACCAAATCAAGGGTTGCGTGGTCTCATATCGAGCAATGATGCAAGGTCGCCAATATGTCGAAGCGGGTTGCAGTGTTGCGTTTTTCGCTCGCCGGTTCGCTTTGCAATTCGGCGCAGAGAATGCGATAAAGTTGGGTCACGGACAAGATGTTGAGTTCGACTCCGGCCTTTGGGGAGGGGCTTAAACAGGCCACTGCGCACCGGAATGACGGCCAGTTCAATACTTGCTCGACCAATGCGCAGAATCTGGAGAAAATGGAGGTGACATGATGACAAAAGGAGATATTTCAAAGGCGCAGTCTTGCGTTAATGGCAATCCTTGCAACGGCTATTCAGTCGAGGCAGTCGAAGGAATCGGAAAGGTGACGGTTTGCATGGGTGTTGCGCCGCTAATCAGCGCACTAAGTTGCAAAAAGTCGGTTGGAGTTCATGGCGGAAAGTTCCGATATGGCACAACAGCACCGGCAAAAGCAAACGACTGGCGAGACATACCGGCAGAGTGCTTCAAGAACGGCAAAAGCGGGACACACGGCGACATTTACGAGTCGTTCTACACAAACGAAACCCAAGCACCGGAGGACATTTCAAAGGCTGTTTGGGATGCAGTGCCGGAAGCAATGAAAGAGGTTCTAAACGATGAAGTGCGCTTCAATTCGATACTTGGAGAAATCAACCTTGACCGCCTTTTCATGGGCGACCGTCGATTTTTGCGCAGAAGAGTTCAAGACGAGCAAAACAAGCCCATAATCGGGCTTGCAGTGCCTGTTCAAGCGAACTGCAACATCAGAACCGAAATCGTTTCAATTCGTTCAATTGTTTGCGCCATTGCGGTCGAAATCCTTGAATCAATGGGCTACTGCGTTGAAGTCTATGCGGTGGCTTATGGTCGTGGCGAATACGGCGACAGTGGGCAAAAGAACGGACTTCAAGCCCTTCGCATCAAGCAAGCCGGTGAGACTATGGCGACCTCAACTATCCTCAATTCAACGAGTGGTTGGGCTTTCCGCACTGCGTTTTTCGGTATGATTGAATACGCCGGAGATGCTCAAGCCGGACTTGGCTCAAGTTGCGCAATGACAGAGGAACAAATCGACTTACTGCAAGCCTATTTGCCTGCTGTTGATGACTTCTTAATGTTGAACTGCTATCCAACTTCAAACAATCGAGAGGCCGCAATCAAGCAAGCCATTGATGAATTGGTGCGCAACATTACGCCATACCTTGAATGAGGCACTGCAAGCCTAAAACGGACTGAAAACGGACTGAAAAAACAACCAAACGGAGGACAAAAAACAAACGAAAAGGCTTGAGTTCAAGGTGTGCGCACCGAGCCTTGAACAGCCCACTGCTCGCCATCGGTGCGTTTTTCTTATTTTCAAAAACGCAACACTGCGCCCCATTTCGGGATTCTCTGCGCAGTCGGTCAAAATCGAATCAGCGCAAGCCATCGAAAAAATCGACAGCGCAGAAAATCGACAACGCAGAAATTATTGTGCAGAACAGAGCAGAAAATCGGCACGCAGAACTTCTCCCCCCCTTAGCCAAGTATGCGCAAAATAATCTCTGCAATTTTTTTCGTTTTTCGCAGCCTGCGCCCTGCACACACATACACACACACATGAGGCACACACATGCACATAATGCACACCTGCATAATGCGTCATAAAATTATATTGCGTGCGGGAACAGGCGGGCAGTGGTGCTTTTCATGTGAGGGGTTTATATCCCCCTGCCGCTTAGGGTTGAACATGGAAGACAACACCATAGGAAGCAAGACAGCGAATGACGAGGATTGGGTTTTCAGTGCAGAAACGAAGCACTGCGAGACTGGTGAGGTGGCGTTTTGCATCGTCATTATCACCGTAGAAGACAGAAAAGAGATGCCGAGCATGGGCGAATGGCTTGAACAATTCTGCCAAGCCACTCAAACAGTTCCGACAAGGTTCACAATCACCGACATGACAGGCGCAGAGATTGCAAAGGGTCGAGCAGAGGTGGGCGAATGAACGGCATTCTCGGACTTTTGCTCATCGCATCCATGCTATACGCATACTGTGCGCTCATGGACTACGCATTCAAAAAGGCAATGGGGGAGTCATCCGTCAATCATTTGGAGACTCCGGAGATGAACCCCCCTGCCACCACTCAAACCACGCTTGAGGATTTCAGCGCAGACGAGGATTTTCATATCAAGTTCTGCGTCGGATGCACCAAGCGCACCGGCTTTTCATACGGCGAGTGCAACCTCTGCGCTCTGCCAACCGAAGACGCAGACCTCAAGCCTGCGCAACAGACGCACATGCAATGGGCGAAGGCGAGAGCATTGGCCGAGTTGCCGAACCACATGCTCGCAATCGCTTCGATGACCTCGGACATGCGCAAGCATCCCGAAACCGAAGCCCTTGAAATGATGTGCGCAATGTTCGCCATGACGAACCCAAATCCCCAAACGACGAGAGCATTCATTGAAGGATTTAACGACGCATTGGGGGTGAACGCATGAACGCAATGGATAGGGTCAAATTGAACCTGCAACTGCGTAAAGCGCAGAACGCTTTGGCAGTTCTCGATGAGGTGCGTTGCGCAGTCCGTGAACTGGCAGAACAGGAAGAGGTCAAGTTCGACAACATGTGCGAGCGTGGCCTTGAGGATTCGGAGACAGCGCAGAAAATCGAAGAGGCGCAGGGTGTGCTTGAAGAAGGCGAGGCAGGCGTAGATGAGGCGCACAGTGCGCTTGAAAACGCAATCGTAGAACTTGAGGGGTTGATTCAATGAAGAAAGCAATTATGCACATCTGCCGAACCGGAATCAAAGAACAGTTCTACACGCTGTATATCGAGGGCATCGTTGTAAGGGGTGCATCAACGGCGCACTACTGCCAGTTCATGCAGAACCTCGCACACACACAGGCAGACGCAGAAGCGAAGGCCGAAGAACTCAAGGAACGCATGAGTTGGTGGGATGAAATCGAGGTTCAAATCCATGACTCCCCTCGCCCAATCTATGCGCACTATACAACTTACTGCGACATTGAAATGAAAATGTCAAAGTCACGCAAAGTATGGTGGGGCAATATCAATGAAGCGTTTTGGGTTCTTTGGAAGTGCGACAAGGCCGACCTCAAAAAAGAGGGCTACTGGATTAAGCGCACAGACGAAGGGAAGTGGCTTCTCTTCAAGCGTGTGCAGGCTGATGAAATCGAATGGAAGTGGGATTGATGAGCGACTTCATCCCCTTCTTGGCCGGTGGCTTTATCATCATGGTTCTGTTCCCTTTATTCATGGCATACATTATGGAGATGATTGAATGAATTGGACTTGCCCCTGCGGAAAACCTGCCGACCTTTACGGCGCAAACATCGGCGGCGTGCCAGTGTGCGCAGAATGCGAAGCAGAGGAACGATATGAAACATCGGTTGCTCTGTCGGTTGCGCATCAAGAACTGCTCAAGCCCAAATTGACAATCGAACTTATCCCCGTCGGAACATGGGGGTCAAATCTGCGCAGTATGATGACGCAGACCCAATGGGATAAGTTGCGTAAGCACTGCTACGCAGAGGCGGGTCATGTGTGCGAGATTTGCGGAGATTCCGGATTGAATCAAGGGCGCAAGCACGCAGTAGAAGCACATGAGATTTGGACTTATGACGACGCAAATTGCGTTCAAACGCTTGAGCGCATTCACATTTTATGTCCTCGATGCCATCAAGTCAAGCACTTGGGGCGCACACTGAAATATGGCGGAGGCCACAAAGCAAGGGCGCACATCGCAAGGGTGAACGGCATGACTGCGCAAGGCGTGCGAGCATACGAAGAACTCGCATTCCTCGTTCACGCACTGCGCTCTCGCTTCCGTTGGACTGTGAACATCGACGCACTCAAGCAATACACTGGCGAGGGAATGCCCTTGACGATGAAGCAAGTCAAAGAAGCAATAAAGAAGGCGAAAAGCGGGAAAACAGCCTAAACAAATATATACCCCGACACCATGAGAGAAAATAAGGAGAGACAAAAAATGTTGAACATACCCGATGATTACGAGCCTTACAAAATGAACTGTTGCGCAGGGGATGCCGTCGTTGGCATTCTATGCCGAAGACCCGACGGTGGCGTGTCCGATTGGCACGCAACCATGAACACAAAAGCAGTTAATGGCATCTGCCCGATTTCGGGCAAAGAGATGAAAGAAGTTCGCACTGGTGTATATGTGCGCAAGACTGGCGACATTACCGTAGTGATGACGAACAGCCGAGCAATGAGGGCGCATGGTCGAACTACTGTTTCACCAAAGCGCACAGTCATGCCAAAGCGCACAGTCACATACAAGAAACCACGAAGCCCTGCATTCCCTGCGCTCAACAAGGCAAAGCCTGCGCAAGCGGAAAGGTCAATCAACGACATGATGGCAGACGCATTGAAGGAGGCGGGACTTTGAACGGTTGGGATTTGCGCAACGAGTGGGGCGAACCCGTCGGCAACGCTGACCCTTTCGGCAATGTGACCGGATGGACTGACGGCGCAGGCGCAGTCGATATTGGCGACGGCGTATATGTGCCAACGCAAGAATATGAAACGGTTCGACTGCCCGATGAGTTGGGTGGCGAATGGTGCGTGATTCTTTCATCAAGCCTGCGCACATTGCCCGACGGTCGCATAGGTCGTCATCATGTTCTCGCACACCCAACAATTGACTGCATCGCTTTGCTCAACGGCGACGGTGCGCTATGGGTGCGCAAGCAGACAGGAGGCGAAGAAGAATGAAAGCAAGTGATTTTAGAAAAATGAAAAAGTGGGAATTGTTGCAATATATATTAGAGGCGGAAGCAGACAATTTGGAGGATGAAGACGCATGAGCAGAGAAGACCAATCGCAGTTCCCCGCAGTCGTTGTCGAGGTTGGCAACGGCGCAGACTACACCATTTTTTCTTATGACTACTCGCACCCATACCTCCCCGCAAGTAGCATTGCAGATGACAATGCGAAAGCATACGCAGAGAAGTATTTGCTCTCTGCGCAACCACCAATCAAGCATTCGATTTATCATGTAAAAACGCAAAGCGATTTTTACGCAATCATTGACAAGCGAAACGGAGGCGAAGAAGAATGAGATTGGTGCGCCACTGCCAAAAAGAAAGCAGAGAACAGGAACGCAAAGAGTGCGCAAGGTTTAGAATCACATATTTAGCCCCCGAACAGCGCACGCCTCAAACCATTTACTTCTACGGTCGTTTGCGCCAAGTCACAGAATGGAGAGAAGCAAACCCAACTTTCAAAAAATTGAGCAGTGGTTTGTGCAAACACCTTTGCGCAGAGTGCGGCGAATGGCACAGAGGGGAGGCTTGGCAATGAGCGCATACTCATACATGCTCGCAGGCTTGGCCGTAGCAACCGAAGACTGGTTGCTCTGCGCAACGCCGAAGGACACAGCAGGCGGTTTGAACTGGCAGGTCATGCGTGGACTCGCACTTGACGCACAAAGCATGGGCGCACGCCCCTTTGAAATCCTTGAAGCACTTGAAGAAGGGCTTGCAAAAGCGGGTGAAACCCCCAAACAAATATATACCCCCACCGCATAGGACAGAATACAGGAGACTGAAAACATGAGCAGAAAATTATGGATGAAAATTGATACGAACCAAACACCGACGATTCTCGCAGAGGGCGGCAACGACGCACTAAGCCTTTCGGAAAAGCAAGAGGCAGTTGGTGGCCTAATCGAATACTGCACCTTTGGGCGCAATGTGCAAATGCCAGTGCCGTTTGAAGGCCGACTTCTCATGGCGACAATCATTGATGTTATCGCAAACGAAGAAGGCCGACTTGTCGAAGAACCACAGCAGAACGCAATAGGCACATACTGCGCATTCGGCCAATCCGTCTTTGAAGCACCTTACTCAATCGTTGGCGATGTTCTCGTTCATATACGCATTGATGATGATGCGCCGGATGCTACGCAAGAAGACATTATTCGCATGGTGATGGGCGAGCAAGCAATGCGCACACACATGATACACAGCCTCATACTTGAAGAGGCCGACTATGAAATGGAGGATGATGCAGAATGAACATTGAAAGGATAGGAGAGGCAAAACACGCAATCGCAAATTACATTTCGCAGATAGATGCCATGCGCAGAGCGCACACGGAGATTGAGGTTGCAATATCGCACTTCAACGCAGTTCATGCGCCGATGCCTGCCGATGCAGATGTTGCCGCTTTCAACAATCGCCACGCTTTGCGTGCTATGACCGACGGGTTGGAGATGCAAATAAGGGTTGCCAAATTGCGCATAACCAATTTGCAAAGGGTCATCGACGAAGAGGTGAACGCATGAGTGGAAGTGTAGTCGGAATGTTGCATTTCAAATGCAGTCGCACAGTCTGCCAACATGTGTATGCAGTAGATGCGCACAGATACCTCATAGAGTTGGGGAATGTCGCTTCTGCGAGCAACGGTTCTTATTCATACCCGAAGAGATACTGCCCTCGATGTGAGACCAGTGCAAATGCAGGCGGATATGAGAGCGAGCGTGAAATGGATGAGCGCATGGCAAAATTAGACAAGGAGATGAAACAATGAGCAGCGCATCCGCAATAAAAAACGACGCAGAATGGCTATACGCAGACCAACGGGATGAGAATTATTCTCAAATCGTCATCATAC